TCCTAGTCAACTGCACCTGGAAAGAATCGGACCTTTGGATTTTAACCAAAGACACAGCTACCGGCGAAATGTTCTTCAATGAGAAGTCTAGCTTTGGTTTAATGGAAGGGGAAATCAACTTCAAGTAAGACCGTATATTCCCATACATAACAACCAACCACATGAGAAAATTACTTATCGCATTCCGCCTTTTCAATTCCACCTACGGACCACAAGGCAATCCAAAATCTTTATTCGTTAATCTAAAAGAGGACAACACCCTAGGCTACACCTTCATCGGAGGATGGCAGAACTCAGGAACTGGCTTTGCCATTTCAAATCTCCAACTGAAGGAGTCCCTACCACTGGGAGCCAGAAACTTTAAAACCGTCGAAGCTCTCCAGAAGAAAATCGCGGCAATTCTAGCCACAGGCTGCGGCTCAAACGAAATCAAGACTTTCGAAATTCTAAACGACCTTAACACCATATCTTCAACCAAATAACAACCACAATGAACAAACCAACAATGAACAAAGCCCAGCTCCAAGCCAGAATCGTAGAAGGAGCAAGAGAGATGATGAAAGACATGAAAAGACAAGGCCAAAGCCTAACCTTCATGGAATGCAAAATGGAAATGGCAAAAGTTTTAAAGGAGAACTTCATCATCATCTAATATGTCTTTATCACTAATCATCTGGTACATCTTCTGCTTCTTCTACGGAAACAGAGTTGCGGACTACTTCCTCTCAGACAAACCTAAGAACAAACCAAGAACCATTCTCTTTCTTGTTCTGACCGGAGTCTTCTTCGGAGGGCTAATCTCACTGTTCTTAAATTAGACCGTATCTTCTAACATGAACAGCAACACACCACAAATCATCAACACGGAGAAAATCTACGAAGTGGATTTCATCCAAGGCAGAAAGGGTCTCTACAGAGCAGTAATAAAAGTCCAAGCAGGCTTCATGACAGTAGTGGACGACATCGGAATCGAGAACAACTGGGGAAGACAAGATTGGAACAAAGCCATTGATGTCTTCAGAAACTTCAAGAAGGGAGCTCTCCAAACCATCCAGTTCAAAGCAGAAGGTTCTACCCACTGGACTACCGTCTTCGCCAAAAAAGGCACCAAGATAGTTCTAATGGACACCCAACTCTTCTTAGACATGGAAGTTGGAGACATCAACCAGAACTGGACCAACACCAACCTCTATAGCCAGAAGAACTACCAAGCAGCAGGAGCTAAGACTTGGGCAGACAAAGCATTCGTCCTTAACCACCCTAAAGCAGCCTAACCATGATAGAACTTCTAGGCTACCTAGCAATGACCCTCACAATGCTCTCCTTTGCCTTCTCAGACATGAGAACGCTTAGGGGAGTAAATGTATTGGCTTGTTTACTCTGGATTGTCTACGGGCTTCTTATGAAGTCAAACCCAATCATCTTCACAAACGTGGCGATAGCTTCGGTTCACATCATCTGGTTCATTAGAAACCGCCGCAAATCATAACCGTATCTTCTAACACAACAACACCACAACCAAATGATATTCTCAAACACCAAAATCAAAGCAAAGTCCATCCTAGTTCGCTTCTACTTCTACTCAGACACCGAGAGAGGTTACGGAGATGCAGGAACAGCCAAATACTTTAAAATGAAACTTGAAGACTTCACCATGGTGGAGAACTCCAACTACTCAAGAGGCAAGTACTACACCTACAAGCTCACTGATGCAGCTGACCAGAAAATCCAGAATGTCCTAGGCAAGCACTGGGGATATGGAATTGGTTACGAAATGAGAACCGGAAGAGAAAGACAGCTGGAGATAATTAAGTTGAGAGCTAAATTGGAAGCTGCAGAAGTAGTAGAAGCAATCTAACCGTATATTCTAGTATGAACGAAAAAGAATTTTCCGCCCAAGACATGCTTGATTTCGCCAGTTGGTTTACAGATGGTGAAATTGGTCCAGAAGAACTTGAAGCTTTCCGACAAGAGCAGAAAAGAAAAGAAGGAGCTGAGTACCAGAGATATTTGGAGTTAAAAGCTAAGTACGAAAAGTAAATTACAGTATGACAACAACACACAAACTCAGAAAGGGAAAGTACACTCTCCACAACTACTTCAGAGGACAATCAGTTCCTCTACCAATCGAAATCATGTCGGTCACCAAAAGGGGAATCGAATACTCTTCAGACTACAACCTAGTAAACAAAGCAGACCAAAATCCGGTCTTCAAAGGAACTCCACAGGAGGAACTAGGCTATGACCCATTCTCTTCCGACTTCACCATGGACGAGATAGAGAAGATAGAAGGCAGAAACATTTACCTAAAGACAAGAGTTTAACATGAGCAATAAAAAGCAAACCGCAGTAGACTTCCTGGTCGAACAGCTGCTAAAGAAAAGTGATATCCAGTACATCAATGGTTTTGAAGCTTTAGTCGAACAAGCCAAAGCAATGGAGGAAAATCAGCACCAAATAACTTTTGATATGGGCTACGAAGAGCATATTGTTGAAACCTGGGGAGAAGAAGACCCTAAAGGATTTAAAGACTATTTTACCGAGACCTATAAGAGCTAACCCGTATATTCTAATATGAACAAAGAATTTGTCCCTTACGAAGAAGCATTAGCCTTAAAAGAATTAGGGTTTGATGAACCTTGTTTTGGTTATTATGAACCTAATAAAGAGTTTGAGTACATAAATTGGGAAACATTCAAAGATTTTCCATATCTTGCAAAAAATAGTGAATGGCAAGATTTATGTGGAGCACCACTCTACCAACAAGCATTCAGATGGTTATACCAAAAATTAGATATTGAAAAGGGGGTAATGCCTTTAGATATTGAAGCTCAACAAATGTTACTAAAAGAATTAATACTAAAAGAATTAATTCAAACTCTAAAGAAGTAACTTCATAATCGACCGTATATTCTAATATGAACAACCAAACACCAACTCAAGACACTTACATGGGAAGATCAGTTACCAAGAGAGTAACCATCCCAGCCCAGGAAGGCGACTTCCAAACCTACCGCATGGCGGAGGACATCCTCGAAGGCCAAGGTCATCGCATCGGCAGCATGTGTTCACCTGAGCCAACCGGCTTTGCTCCAGCAGAGGAGTTCGAGTACATCGCAAAGATGAGAAACATCTCTCCATCTGAGAGACAACTACTTCACGGGGTCATAGCCAGAAAAGGCGGGGACTTCAGAAACGGCGACCTTGAAATTATTTACTTCCAAACCAAATAATTTAAGACCATGAGCAACTCAATTTTAAAAGTCATCTTAGGGGTAACCATCTTCTTCTTCATCTTAGTCGTCTTCACAGCCTGCGAAAAGCAAGCTCAATCCTCAACCATCAAAGGCCACAACATCGAAGTCGAATTCCTCTTCGAGCAAGACTCAGTCAAGGTCTACAGATTCTATGATGGTTCATACCACTACTTCACCACCAGAGGCGAGACCATGAGCACAAAGACTACAGGCAAAACCTCCCACCAGGAGAACATCAAATAAAGACATTGTGTGTGTTGTTAAACTTAGGTCCCTCCGGGGACCTTTGTTGTGGAGTAGGGGCTAGTAAAAGGACCCCTCCAGGGTCTGTGTGTAATAGAGAGGGCCCTCCAGGGAGTGGAGGGGGACCTAATTAGGGGTCCTATTAGGGGGTTAAGGGCCCCTTATATAAGGGGTACCTTGGAGGGGGTCCTGTAACGCTGAGGGGACCCCTACAGGGGAGATTCAAGGGGGGGCCTCACGTAGGGGGTCTGTTGGTGGCAGGTCCAGACGCTCAGCGAAGTCCAATTGGATTTCCAGGTAGTCCACTTGGGATTCTTCATAGCTTTCCTAGTCTTTCCTGGTCTTTCCTGGTTCTCCACCCTAATCTCCTTCCACAGTAGAATATATAGGCACATGAAGCACATCCTAGCCTTTCCCCTATTTGAATCCGTGTCCTTGACTCAAGACCAGAAAGTCTTTCTGGAAATGTGTATGGAGAACACCAATCTCAATTCCAAGTTTGTCCAAGACCCTGCAACAGGCAAGGTGACAACTCTGGGCAAATTCGATGCCCAGTACTATTACGAATCAAGACCAAACTCCGATAAGCAGAAGATCAGGGATCTGTTTAACTCCATTCCCTTTGGAGTAGCAGAAGGGAACTTCTCAGTCAGAGGGATGTACTTGGACGCTATGGTCAATTTCCCATCTTCAGTAGAAGGAACTTTGTCCCTCAGCAGGAACTCCCTGCTAACCTTGGAGGGAATACCTAAGATGATCTATAAGGATTTGAGTCTTGAAGACAATCACCTCATCTCTCTAGAAGGCATGGAAGAGACAGAAGTTAGAGGAACCATCTGGTTTGCAGACAACTGGATCAGAGGTCTCTGGTTGAGAGAAGATCTGACCAGAGCCAAAGCCATTGGCACTTGGGTTCCAATCTATCTGGACATCCTCTCAGGAGAGACCTCGTTCAGTGGGATTCCAAATCCCAACGAGCAGGAAGAGGCAAAGGCATTCATCATGGAGAAGAAGACGACAAAGGCTCAGATGGAAGAAGCCATCAGGGTGGCACCAGCAGAGATGACTGTGGCTCTCAGCAGAAAGCGGACTATGCCTCAGGAGATGCAAGATCTACTTCCGACACTGAATGTTCCTGAAGGATTCTGGGATGCTCCTGATCTCATGGGGGATCTGGAGGGAGTAGGACTGTAGATGTTTCCGTACCAGTGAGGGATATATAAACCAAAATTTAACACCCAATGGCAACACTAAAAGAATTCTTAACTATGAGAGAGAACATGGAAATCCAAGCAATTGAGGTTCCTGGTCTTGAACTGCCTGCTCAGACTTCCGAGCCTGTAGTAGTAGGATCAGGAGTGCCTAAACCAAAGACTCTGTCATCAGAGATCATCTCGGCTTTAGAAGCAAGACTCAAAGATGAATACACAGCTCACTACACATACCGTAACGCAGCCAACTGGTGCAAGAACATGAACTATAAGGCAGCAGCAGCCTACTTCGAAGGCGAAGCAGCAGAGGAGTTAGAACACGCAGCTGGACTTCAGGATTACATGACCCAGTGGAACTGTTTACCACAGATCCCACCTGTAACTGTGCCTAACGAGTTTACCTCTCTTGTGCATATCATAGGACATGCCTACACTATCGAGTATGATCTGCTTCAGAAGTACTCTGCACTTCAAAGGGCCTTTGATGCTGCTCATCCTGCTACATTCAATTTCATTCAGAAGTATGTAGACATTCAGAATGAGTCTGTTGCTAGCTACTCTGATCTCCTAAATGCTCTTGAGCTCATTAACATTGATTCCAAGCTAGACATTCTAATCTTCGAAGGAAGATATTTCGGATAATCTTATAACACAAACACAACACGAAGGTGTCTCTACTAGGGGCACCTTCTTTGTGTGTCCTAGTCTTATATGTAGAATGGATTGGGGTGCCGCCGGGAGGGGATGTAAACCCAAAATTTGGGCCTGAGCTTGGGAGGCCCTAGGGGGATCGGGAGCAAAACTCAGGGGCAGGGCCCAGCGCGCTTTAAAGCACATGATTGACATTGCCTGCAGGGATATATAAGCGAATGAAGCACTTGCAGACATATAGCATCTTTGAATCCAAGACGGTACTGACTGAAGACCAGGAGACGTTCTTGTCTCTCTTCGTCGAACCTCTTGAGAATTCGAAGGGGATGCCTGGGACTTGGTCCGTCAACCCAAAAACCGGCTTGGTTGACGTCAATGGAAACTTTGAGTGCCCACAAAGGGGATTGAAGGACTTTAAGGGAATCTCCTTTGGCCATGTGAGTGGAGCCTTTGACTGCGATCGAAACGAACTTGTCAGCTTGAAGGGTGCACCTCAGTTGGTGAGAGATTTCTCCTGCGATCGAAATGACCTTGTCAGTCTCGAGGGAGCACCTCAGTTTGTCAGGGGAGGCTTCTACTGCAACACCAATAGGCTGAAGAACTTAAAAGGTGGCCCGGTAGAAGTGGGAGGGGATTTCTCCTGCGTTGGCAATGACCTCAAGACCTTGGAGGGAAGTCCAAGAACGGTGGGAGGGGATTTCTACTGCTATTCAAATTCAACTTCTCTTATCTCTTTAGCAGGGGCTCCAGAAACAATCGGTGGGACTTTTCACTGCGACTGGTTTGAACTTTCCAACTGGGGGGTTCCTGGCCTGCTGGAGACCATCAAGAAGGTCAACCCCAAAGCTCAGAAGATGATTTTGGACCTCCTGACTCCTGAGAAAATACAGCAGACGATTGACAGAGAGCCTGAGAAGATGGCTGTTGAATTAAAGGGGGTTTGGAAGACCCTGAAGGCGGATCCAAAATATGCAGGGCTAAAATTTCCAGAAGGAATCCAAGGGGATGCAGAGATGCTGTCAGACCTGGACGACGTTGGTCTTTAAGGATATATAAGACATGAAGCACCTACAAACTTATCGTCGATTTGAATCTCAGCATGCCCTGAATGAAGGGGATGAATATCGCAAGATGAACATGGACTACCTCTTGAACAAATTTACTCGAGTTCCAAACAACGGGAAGTTGTACAACCCTTCGGAGGAAGACTTTGCAGATCTGCCTTGGTATCAAGCCTTGAAGGGGGCATTTCCAGATTTCAAACTGGAGAGGGTCAGAAAGAAAGGGAATGGCTACTCTTGGTTCTTCCCTGGGCCAAAACCCAAACCTCAGGCTTTCTACGAGGTTTTCAGAGAAGGTGACAGAGACTCCCCCTCTGAAGAGCCGGCCAAGATTGTATTCAACAACGATTTAATGACTTCATCTCAGACGTTCACAATTTTACTCAACGATAAAGAGTCTTGGAATGAGCTCTTTAAGCTGCTCTATTTTGCCCAGTTTGAAGGAAAAATATCAGGACCTACTTGGAGGGGATTAAAACACATTATGGAACTCTTCTCTTCGGATTTGGAGTCTTTTTACAAGACCGGAAATCTGGGAATAGTTGGAGTGAAAAAGGATTGCAACCCTTATGGAGGACACTACGAGTCCTCAGTTGATTTTCTGAAGAACCTTCCTTATGGCATCTTTGATGATCTGAAGGCTGGATTTGTCAAGAAGATGAAAGAAGATCCTGCGGAGATTCAGTATGCAATTTCTCAGTGTCAACTTCCGAAAGGAACAGCAGAGACCGTATTTGGCACAGCTAGACTCTACCCAGAAAATGAGGTGCTGAACTTCTACAATCTGATGAAGCAAGAAGGTTATGTTCCACCGGCCGGATTTGACGAAGAAACTGGGGAAATTTCAGATATACACAAATCTCTAGGGGACATCGGTCTGTAGCATATAAGGACATGAAGCACATAAAACTATTTGAAGACTACTCAGACGAAGATTTAGCAGGACTAATGTCCGATCTAGATGGGGTTGGTCTTATGAATAAAGTAATTGTTAGCTTCGGGGAAAAAATTCCAATTCCTCAAGAGGTGACCCATCCATCTTGGTGGGCAGAGCCTTGGGGGAAATTTGCCATCGTGGAGATTTACACTCCAGAGAAAGGTCCAAAGGCAGAACAACTGGCTTTCGAAAAAATTAAAAAGGGAGACTTCACTCAAGATTTATCGAAATTAGATACTGATGCTTACAAGAACAGAATTTCCAACATTCTGAAGTTTTTTAGTTCGGAGAGAATTCAGAAGGAAGCTCAAGAATCTCGGGACGTGGTGGAATTCAAAACTCGAATTCACGAAAAGTCGGGACAGATCCTATTTAACGAATGGGAAGGTATAGTCGAGAAATATCTCGAAGGAAAATCTGAAGATTATGCGAAAGAATTTTTCAACACGCTTTGGAAATCCACCCCCAAATCAGCCAAGCAAGAGATTGCCGGATCCACAGCAATAAAAGTTTTGCAAACCGAAGTAAATAAATGAAGCACATAAAACTATTTGAAGACTACTCAGACGAAGAAATCAAGTCCCTCATGGGGGACCTTGCCGAGGTTGGTCTGGGAAAGAAATGGAGGGTTGTTGGATCAATATCCACAGTTACCCCAGAAGTCAACTACTATAGAAACTGGGAAGAACAAGTCCATGAGGTTTTCATTGTGGAAGTTGCTGCAGATTCAGAGAAGACGGCATATTTAGAGGCCTTTGAAAAACTTAAATCTGGAGACTTCACTCAGAAACTTTCAGATGAAATGGAAAAATGGAATAACGTTCTGAATAAAATTCCAGAGGTGGGAAAAATTCTTTCCAAAGACAACATCATCAAAGCTGCTAATGGAAAGGCAAATCAGCAGCCAATGGAGAGGAAGGACATTACAGGAAATCCAATCTATGACGGAAAAATTAGATGGGTCATGACTGTTGATCTTGTGGGTCCGACTGAAGAGGCAATTCTAAATAAGATAAAGTCCATGACAGGAGGTGTTGTTAGCCCAGAGATGGAGGAATTTGTTAACGAAAATGTGGGTTGGAACTTAAGAGCAGAAGAAATATGAGACGCTTAAAGTCATATAAAATATTCGAGGCTAATAAGCCTACAAGTCTATAACAATCGAAATTTATTTACCGTATCTTTCTATAACATAATATGGAAGATCAAGAATTGTGGGATCTCATGGGAGACCTTGAAGACGTTGGGCTTGGAGATAGTATCACCAAGGCTTATTCGATTACGGGATTTTATGAAGATGGGGAAGAGCATCTCGACAACGACATTTTGACTGCTAATATCTTGAATGCTTTTATTGAAGTCAATGAATCAGATGGGGCTGATTTATTTCTTGACAAACTAGACGAGCCAAAATCTCCTCATATGGACCCTTTAGTTTCCTCCTGGTTTGGTGACAACTACCTTATAATCAAAGGAAACTTCACCAGGGTTAGATCAGTCGAAGAAAGGCTAAGAAAAGAGTTTGTAATCGAAAAAGAGGTTGAGCTTAAAGACTATAAAAAATTAGAGCTTAGTGGAAGTTCCGGATCTTACGGTGCGACTGGAATTTCAGGAACTCCTGGAATTTCAGGAACGACTGGATATGCTGGAACTACCACGGTTGTATATTCTTCCCCAGGATTGAGCGGGTCTTGGTCCACCTCAGGAGTAACGGTTTCTGTCTCAACTCCAAAGATGATCCAAACTTCTGTCAAGATCGAAATGCCGATCAGGGAGCTAAAAGATCCACCAGAAGATGAGGTTGAGACCTACGGACATCCTCTTTGGGAAAAGATTAAAGGTAAACTAGGATTCTAAACCGTATATTCTAATGAATATGACAACTCAAGAATTTATAAAATTTTGCAAACATCAACACGATGTAGAATGCAACCAAAAGTATGGAAAGATCCATCCTTATTCCTTTCACCTTGATCTAGTAGCTACCCAAGCTAAAAAGTTCGAAGAACTCCTAGGTGATTTTGATCTAGACCTAGATAAAACAATTATGGCATCATGCTACGGTCACGATCTGATCGAAGATGCCAGAGTTACCTACAACGATATCAAAGAAATGGTGGGAGAGAAGATCGCAGATATTATCTACTGTTGCACCGAAGAGAAAGGTAAAAACAGAGATCAAAGACACAGTGAGAAGTATTTTGCCGAACTGAAAGAAAACGAACTTGCAATCTTCGTTAAACTTTGCGACATCACTGCCAATGTTAAATATTCTCTTTTAACAGACTCTGGAATGTTTAAAAAATACAGAAAAGAATTTCCTAAAGTTAAAGAACATCTTTACGTAGAGAAATTCAAACCCCTGTTTGACCACCTAGAATCAATCCTTTCAATCTAATCATATGAACCAAGAATTTTTATGGCTATTTATTCTGTTGATCCACTTCTTAGGAGACTTTGGACTTCAGACTCACGATCAAGCAACTAATAAATCCTCTAGTGACAAATGGCTATTTTACCACGTTGGAGTTTACTCTATCATCTGGTTCCTTGCAACCTGGATTTGGTTCGGAGCTGCAGATAAAGCATTTGCTTTTGCCATCACAACTTTCGTCTTTCACTTTCTAACAGACTTTGCAACCTCTAGGATAGGTAAGCCTTTCTGGGAGAACAAGGACTTTCACAATGGATTTGTAGTGGTTGGATTCGATCAAATTCTACACTACATTCAGCTTTATTTAACTTTTTCCCTTATTTCATCTCAAATGATCTAACTCTGACCGTATATTCAATAAAATAACAATTAAAAAAATCAAATGGAAACTAAAAAAATCATCAAGTATGCAGTAATGGGCATCATCGGACTTTTTGTATTTGGTATCTTTACCAGCATCATTTCAACCTCAAACCAAGAGGTGGATTTGAGAAACAGATTCAAACAAAAGATGGACGAGAGAACAGCATTCTACGACAAAATGTGGAAAACTATTTCCCAGAAATCTCAAGTTGCTCTTCGAAATGACAGCTCATTTGCAAACAACGTGAATGCAATCATGGCAGGAAGAAAGGACGCACAAGGGCTATTTATGAAATGGGTTCAGGAATCAAATCCGAATGCGAACTATGAAACCGTATCCTCTTTGTATGCCGATCTAAGCCGAACTATTGAAGGCCAGAGAGATGGATTCTTCATGGAAGAAAAAATGATCCAGTCGATAGTGCTAGAACATGATAACATCATGGGTAAATTTCCTTCAGGGGTTATTCTTTCAACCTTCATGGGCAGAACTAAGCTAGTCTACAAACCTATAACTTCAGATGTTACCGACGAGGTCATCAAGACAGGTAAAGACAACAACACGAAAGTGTTCTAATTCAAGCAAAATTAAAAAAACAGATATGAAAAAACTATTAGTCGTTTTAATGGCACTATTCACAGTCTTAACAGCAAGTGCCAAGTGTGATTTTTCTAAAGTTAAAGTTCAACAATGGAATCAAGGAGTCTATTATAAATGGTACACTTCAGGATGGGAAGTAGATTCTTGTAAATCGATGACCTTTCTTCTATTTGATTACCAAACCCAAAAAACCGATACACTATTTAGCTTCAGGGGTATTGTTGAAATTGCCTTTAATGCACCAGGTTCTTATAAACTTTACATTAAGCTATCTGACAGATGCAATAAATGTGATACCGCGATTTATCGAATTGTAGAAATTCAAAGATGGTACCCTAAAGCAATGTATACTGATAAGTTTATTACCTGTGATAGCTTAGTCGGCGAAATGGGAATTATATCTAACATTAAAGACACCTGCTACAGCTATTATTACACCATATATAGTGGAAATGAGTTAGACGAATTGACTAAGAATGATTGGGGAGCTATGAAAGATCGAGATTTGATCGATTATTATTCTTTTTCACTTGATGACATTCGATATTCTTCTTCCAATTCTAGAAGGATTAATTATAAATTCCCCAACGAAGGAAGATTTTTGATGGTAACCCAGTACTATAATAAATGTAATAACCAAGATACTTTCTTTCTAAGAAGATATAATATTGACTGCAGTACAACAGGGATTACATCCATCACTAAACAGGAACCTAAACTAATAGGTATGTTTGATGTCTTGGGAAGACCGGTTACGTACGTTCGAGAAAATGAACTTGTAATCTACCTCTACAGTGACGGTACATACAAAAAAATAATTAGGAACTAAATTTAAATTTAAACTTTAAAGGTCGCTAAATTTTAGCGACCTTTTTTGTGTTTATTATTTACTGACCGTATATTTACTAAATAATAAATCAAAAATATGTTAATCTGGCTTTGTCTACTAATTCCTCTCATTGGAGCAATCGTTCTTCTTAAATGGTACAAACACACCCTAGTCTGGTGGGAAGTTCTAGTCCCTCTAGTTTCCTGCTTCTTCTTTATCCTAATCTTCAAATTCACAGTTGAAAAGATTCAAACCAGCGACACCGAGTATAAAGGTGCTCTCATAGTTGAAGCTAGATACTACGAGTACTGGGAAACTTATGTTAGAAAAACCTGTTATAGAACTCATAAAGTAGGGAAGACAACTATTACAACTTCCTATGATTGTTCTTATTGCGATCACAATCCGGAACACTGGACGATGATAAATTCTTTGGGACAAGAATTCTCTATTACCAAGGAACACTACGAAAAATTAAGAAAGCTCTGGAATTCTACCCCTCAATTTTTAGAATTGAACCGTAGTATAAACCACAGCTTCTTTGGATGCGGTAAGGATGGAGATGCATACGTAATCAAATGGAATTTAAATCCTTTGACCTCCAGATCTACCACGGAATCAAACACCTACGACAATAGGGTTCAAGCTGCACATTCTGCTTTTGATTTCTTAGAAGTATCTGAGGAAGATGTAAAAAGATATAAACTATTCGAATATCCAGAAATTAAAGGTTACACCCAAGAGAATGTATTAGGTCTAGATTCTATGCCCTATATTCCAAAAAGTAAAATTGACACTTTCAAAATTTTAGCTCATTATTTGAATGGAAAGCTAGGTCCAGAAAAACACGCCAGAATTTATTTCCTCTTCTTTGAGGCTAAAGATCAGCTAACAGCATCCATGCAAGAGGCTTACTGGGACGGAGGTAATGATAACGAATTGGTTATCTGCATAGGAATAGATCCGAAGACTCAGAACCTAAACTGGGTAAAACCCTTCTCCTGGACTCCTAATCGACAAGTGATACCGGAAATCCGAGAGGAGATTATGGAAGTAGGTAAATTTGATCCGGTAGCAATTTCTAACCGAGTGGAGGGTGTGGTTAGATCCAAATACAAAAGAAAAGACTTTAGAGAATTCTCTTATCTGACAGTAGATCCTCCAGCTTGGTCTATCTGGGTTACCGCAATTCTTACCGCAATTATTACCTTCTTATTATCCAGATGGGCGGCAATCAACGATATAGGTAACGATGGAGATATGTCAGGAGACTTTTTTAGCAGAAAGAGAACTTACAGATGGTAATTAGACTATAATAAGAAATGGCAACAATAAAAGATAAGTGGCACTGGAAATTACAAAGATGGGTTAAACACGATTTACCCTATCTGCATCTAGAATTTGCAAGGGGAATTAAAAACCTATGGAGATGGTTTCCTGTCATTTGGAAAGACAGAGATTGGGACGATCACTACATCTTTGAAATCCTGAAGACCAAGTTGAAGAACCAAGCAGAGTACATCGGAACTAGAAACATTCACACTAGAGCAAAGAGAGATTCTGAGATAATGCTTCTTTGTGCTAGATTGACGGAAAAGGTTCAGGAAGAATTTTATTCAATGGAATACATGGACTACCACGAGTCAAGATACAATTGGATCGACTCTGAAGATTTTCCAGATTCCAAACAATTAGAAATAGAGGAAATTTCTGAGAACTATGACGAGTATCTTGCAAAACACAAATTGGCAGTAAAAAGAGTTATCTCTGATCCTAAGCATCAAATTTTCAAATTGACAGAGGATGACTATAAACAAAGACTAGCGATGAACGTCTCCCATTATAATCACAAAAGAGCAAGAAAAATTCTTTTCGAATTAATGGAAAGAAATATTGAGGGCTGGTGGGATTGAGCAGATTTCGTACCCTATATATGATATATAAATTGAATAATATTTACATATCAAGCCAAGAAAAAAACATCTACTCATTATATTTAAAAAACAACCTGCACAATTACTAAAAAATTTTATATTGGGATTCTTTCTACATCTATTTTGGATGATGGATATTTAGGATCTGGAGTAAAATTAACCAGATCTGTTAAGAAATATGGAAAATACAATCACATTAAAGAAATTCTAGAATACTTGAGTGATAGAGAGTCTTTATTATAATAAAAGAATTATTAGTAAACGAAGATCTAATAAATGATCCATTTTGTATGAATTTAATAGTAGGAGGAAATTTTTCGGGGCTCAATTATCGTAAAGAACACACCGAAAAAACTAAAAATAAAATTTCTTCTAAATAAAGGGAAAATAGAAAAAATTATGGCTCAAAAGTATTTGAGCAAAGCTTTGGCTTTCGCTTTAACCTTGTTTGCAACACAAGGAAATCTTCATGCAGCATGCGGGAATCTCACACCGAGTTTCAGTAATGCATCCAACAAAACCTGTGGTATACCTCAGGTAATTACACTTACCAATACTTCCACTGGAAACAGTCGAAATGTAGCCACCTACAAGTGGTATGTGGGTACCACACTGCTGAGCACACAAGTTGGCAAATCCACCCAAAAATACACCATCAACACTGCAGGTAGCTATACCTTCAAGTTGGTGGCGATAGATACGGGTAAGGTGGGCTGTAAAGACAGCACAAGCACTACCATTACCATTTCGGCATCTGTTCCGAGAATTTTGGATGGCAATAGAGTAAATACCTATTCTCCCATTTGGGAAAATTGTATAAGTTCATTGGGGGTTCCTGACACCTTTGGTATAAATATCAAACCTCAGGATTCATTGCGAAATTACACCATAGTTTGGGGGGATGGCACCGGTAATTCTACTGGCACTTTACTGCTTAGCAGCCAATCCCTCTACCATAAGTATAATTCACTAGGACAATTTACTTTATTAATCATCGGAACAAAGGGAAGTTGCACTGATACCCTTCGAGGTGTGGTGTCGAATGAAAGAAATCCTGTGGCTGGAATTGTGGGTCCACCAACAGGAACCAATGCAGGTTGTGTGCCCATTCGCATGCGTTTTATCAATAACTCTTCCTTAAGCTCACCTAGCACCACTTTTACCTGGGATTTTGGCAATGGCGAAACCATAGTAAGGGGATTCAATACCCACAAAGACACTTTATTTTATACCTATAAGCGCTTTTTGTGTAATGGCATCGTGAAACTTACTCAAACCAATAATTGTGGTTCGAGTTTTGCCACCTGGAACCCAATCATGGCTTCCTCTAAGGATACTGCCATTATTGCGCCGACCAATCCGACCAACTGCGATCTTGCTGTACCTTTTACGTTTAACAATACCTCTCAAAATCGTTTTTGTAGCACGCCAAACAATAAGAAATACCTCTGGGTTTGGGGCGACGGAACCAATTCTGGTTGGAGTACTTCTTCTGCTTCGCAGTCTAAAACCTACAGCAAGCGCGGTGTGTACCAGGTCTTGCTGATTGATTCAAATGGCTGCGGTAAAGATACTGCAAGGTATACCTTGCGTATCGATAGCATGCCTACCATTTCTGCAGGCCCAGCGTCGGCTGCAGGATGCTCACCTTTGGTGGTAAACTTCAGAGACAACAGCATAAATGCAACTTCTAGAAATTGGGATTTTGGATATGCAACACCAACAAGCAGTGCGCAAAACCCAACCCATACCTATCAAACAGGTGGTACATATAGAGCAGTGCTGACAGTAGCCAACAATTGTGGATCATTAAAAGATACTGTCCTTATTACTGTCAAACAAAAAGTAAAGGCAAACTTCAATACACCGCTTACTGGCTGTGCTCCATTAACACAGAAATGGACCAATACATCTGTCAAAGGATTGGCAGGAACCCCTACATATTTCTGGGATTTTGGGGACGGAACAACTTCTACCCAGGTGAATCCTCCAGATAAAACTTACTCTACGTTAGGGACATATACCATTACACTCATTGCTACAGACTCATGCGGTAAGGATACCATTAAAAAGACGTTTACCGTCCGTGGTAAGCCCTCTGCTACAATTACTTTGTTATCTTCAAGCCGGTGTGTGGGCAGCACTTTAGATATTCGCTTTGTAACCTCACCCGTAAATACAGCTTCAGTTATCTGGGGTGATGGAACCAATGGCAGCAGTTATTTCGGATTGGGTGGTTCAGTTGACCGCACGGTTTCCAGAAAATACGACAGTCTGCGCACCTACAGATTTGGGGTAGTTATGGTGGATCCAAGCGGTTGCCGAGACACCAATTACCTAAACATTGCAATGGATCCAAGGCCTACGATGAACTATACCTACACCACAACCAATGGTTGTGGTCCTTTGGATGTTACATTTACCAATACCAGTGCGCACAATGGAGGGGGTAACATCAACCAAATGAAGTTCTTATGGAACTTTAGTAATGGTATATTGGCTTACAGCAAAGATACTGCAGCTAGGTTCTTGCCGTTTAAAACAAGAGACTCTATTTATCCCGTTAAATTAATTGGAACAAACGCCTTTGGCTGCAGAGATTCCATTACCAAAACGGTTCGAGTTTATCCAAAACCATTGAGTAAATTTAGTATTAGTGAAAAGGATGGTTGTGCACCTTTGGATATTACTACTACGAACAATTCTACTCCATATGACACGGGTTCTATAAACATAATGAAGTTTATATGGGACTTTGGCAACGGCAGGAAAGCGTTTGGTAAAGATACTGCTGCTCGATTCTTAGCCAGTAAAACAAAAGATACTGTGTATACTGTTAGTCTGATATCTATTTCTGAACATGGTTGCCGAGATACCAGTTCAACCACAGTGCGTATTTATCCAAAACCTAAAGCCTTATTTACCAGAAGTAAAACTGAAGGTTGCAAACCACTCGGGGTTACCTATGTCAACCAAAGTGTACCCTACGATACCGGCAATATATCAATAATGAGTTTTGCTTGGGATTTAGGAAATAGAATTACCTCATTCGCTACAGAACCTGTGGGTATCTATAATGATGCGATAAACAAAGATACTACTTATAAGGTACGTTTGATTGCCACTAGTGAGCACGGATGCAAGGATACTGCAAATTCCACTGTACTGTTACATCCGAATCCGGTGATTAAATTTGATATGAGCCGCACCAATGGCTGCGGTCCATTGCCTGTGAGCTTCTCGAACAAGAGCATCAACGGCGATGCATTTACTTGGGAGTTTGGCGTATATGGAACTGATACCGCAAAGAGTCCTAGTAAGGTATTCTATGGCCGCGATATTTTTGACTCAGTAGTAGTGGTGAAGCTTAGCGCGATGAGCAAATTTGGCTGCTTGAGTGATACGCTAAAAGACGAAGTGACGGTTTTTGGATTACCTATTGCCAACTATCTAGTTTCAACAGATACCTTCTGTTTCCCTGACCTGACGCAGTTTTTGAACCAAAGTTTGGCTTCCTACAACTACACTTGGGATTTGGGCGATGGCACTGTAACAGGAACTACAAACCCCAAACATTTCTTCAAGAAAAGCTCAAGTCCATTTAGTGATACTACCTATTTCATCAAACTTGTTGCTACAAGCCCTTACGGATGTAAGGACACCGCAAACGGCAGTATGACCGTATTGCCTTACCCTATTCCAAAATTCAGTGTTGACAATCCTGCGGGTTGTGCGTCACACACAGTGAAGTTCAACAACCAGTCGGTAAACGTGTTGAATTACCTGTGGGTATTTGGAGATGGATATACATCAACCGATGTGAACCCTACCCATACCTTTATAAATACCGGTGCGAATGATACGGCGTATCAGGTTGTTCTTTATACCTACTCTTTGGATTGTGTAGACTCTACTAGTATTTGGATACCAGTTTACAAGCCCTCGTATTCATTCTTCAGAACGGACCGGGTAAATCCATGTGATGCTGGATATTTTAAATTCCAGAGCTTTGGCGAAAATGCGCCAATTGTGAAGTACAATTTTGGTGATGGTAGCACATCAACTTTTCCCAACCTAACGCATTTATTCCCAACCTCACCTTACACCGATACAAGCTTCATCGTTACACTATACACCACAAGCAATCGCGGTTGCACAGACAGCTTTAAACGCACAGTTACGCTCCCACAGCGACTTTCTATCGGAATGAAAGACACCAGTTATGCGCTATGTGCTCCGACGGTAATTCAGTTTACAAACTACACAAGGGGTGCACGCACATATATTTGGGACTTTGGAGATAATGGAGGAAGTTCTCAGAAGAACCCAATTTATGAATACCAAAAACCGGGCTTATACGCATATAAGTTGTTTGCCTTTGACGCAAATGGGTGTATTGACAGTCAGGTTTCAAACGGCACTGTTCGTGTGGATGTGAGTCCTAAAGCGGATTTTGACTTTAGTCCTGGTAAAGGCCGCATGCCAAATGACAACCGTATTTTCTTTACTGACAAGAGCCGCAGTGTGATACCACTGACCTATTTCTGGGATTTCTCGGATCCAGCGGGTATACCTGCAACGAGTACGATTCAAAATGCAACCCACGATTTTAGCGACTCTGGAGACTATAAAATCTGTTTGACGGTAGATAATGGGGGTTGTAAGAATATATTTTGCAATTTTGTACGCATCGATCCGGCATTTCCAACCCCAGATTTCTCGGTGGGTGGGGATTCGGGTTGCCCACCTCTTACCGTGCAGTTTACCAACCTTTCTGTGAACTCTGACCGCTATATATGGTTCTTTGGTGACGGTGAAAGAAGCGAGGACAAAGACCCAGTCCATACCTATAAGTACAGCGGATATTACGACGTGATTTTGATCGCAAAAGGTCCAGGGGGTGAGGGTAAAACGGAGAAGAAGCAGTTCATAAAAGTATTGAATGCACCATTCACGTATTTCAATCTCACGCCCTCTATATTGTACCTTCCTGATGCCAAATTCACAACTCGAAACCTGACTACTGGAGCTGTAGGATATCAGTGGAATGTGTACAACAGCAGCACTAGAAATCGAGTTGGGAATAGCCTTTTGGTGAATCCCTATTTCCAAGTAAACGATACGGGGCATTATGATGTGGAATTGATTTCAGTAAGCAGTCAGGTCTGTTATGATACCCTATTGTTGCCCAAGCCCATCTACGTGAATCCACGTGGCATATTGCATGTACCGGATGCCTTCACACCTACCAATGATGAACGCAACGATGTGTTTAAACCAAGCGCGATAAACGTGCAAAAGGATTTCTATCTCTTCCAGATCTATAACAGATGGGGTGAAATCGTATTCGAAACCAAAGACCCCGATGAGGGTTGGGACGGCCGTAAAAAGGGCAAAATATGCCAAAGTGGAGTCTATGTATATAAAATCAATGCAAGACTCTTCAGCGGGGATGATATTTCAGCGGATGGTGTGGTTCACTTGATTCGATAGACTATCTGTGTAACAAGATGGCATAATGAAAATTGTAATAATAAAAATTGACCGTATATTTATAAAATGGCAATAAAATACAAAGAGTTTAAAAAGAAATTACAAAACGAACCCCTAACCGAAGAGGAATTAACCATTATTCAGGAGACAGAAGATTATATTGACTCTGAAATTCTAAACCAATTTCCGAAGAGCAATTACGGAGAGGTTCTAATTGATTTGACTTATCCGTCTTTTACCTACTCTCATCAAAGAGGTTCTTTGATGGACTCAAATTCATATAGAAGATCCTTGATGAGATCCGAATTAGAAAAAAGATACAAATCAGCCGGATGGAAGATAGAGGTTAAATTCGACGATGGACTGGATGGACCTAATATGTCCGGTCCAGATTATTGGATATTAAAAGGAAAGTAGGACCGTATATTTATAAAAATAACAATATGTTACAATTAAATTTAGCAGACTCAGATAAGTCACAGATCAAATTTAAACCATCTGCATTTCCAGACGGCCAGCAATCAATCACTTTAGCTCTGTCCACAATCTCAGATCTAGAAATATCTTGCACAATCAAGTCCAGATTAAATTCTTTCAGGGATTTAGAACTCATAGTCTGCGCAGCAGCTGCATTGAGAGAAGCTGGAATGGAAAGAATTCACCTTTATATTCCATACTGTCTAGGCGGAAGATCTGACATCAAATTTGAAGAAGGTGGCTTAAACTACATCAAGAGTGTAATTGCACCTATCATCAATTTACAAAAATTTACTTCTGTTACCGTCATGGATGCTCACTCGATAGCTCTAGAAAATTGCATTGATAATTTGAAAAAGCTAGACAATTCTTATCTTGCAAAATGGGCAATCAAGGATCTATCTTCAGAAGGAGGAGATTTCAAATTGGTCTCTCCTGATGCTGGAGCACTAAAGAAAATATTCTCAACAGCTAAATCTATCGGATATAAAGGAGAAATAATAGTTGCTGAAAAAGTTAGAGATTTATCTACCGGAAAAATTATTCACACCAAGGTACCTATAAACGTTTATGATGCAGATAAAGATTTTATCATTATAGATGATATCTGTGACGGTGGGAGAACATTCATAGAAATCGCCAAGGCTATAGAAGAAATGAGATCTTTAAGTTCAGTGGTTCATCCAGATAAGCACGGAAAAAATTACCTTATCGTAACTCACGGCATCTTCAGCGCAGGATTTGAAGAACTTAGTAAATATTTTGATAGAATTTATACCACCAATTCTATCTCCGAAATAAACGAGTCTGAAAATTACAAAGGTGCTGAATTTGATAAACAATTTGTTAAACAACTAAACGTATTCTAAAATGAAAGAAACACTAGAATTGAGAATGTATGGATTAGTTCCATATAACTTAAGCCCCATCCAGCAAGGGATCCAATTTGGACACGCAGTTGTTGAGTATGGGTTAACCCATTTCGGAGAAAAAAATTACCGGGATTGGGCTAACAATCATAAGACCTTTATCATTCTCAATGGAGGGACTACTAATAATTCCATAGATAAAGAAACAGGAAATCCAAAAGGAACTTTAAATCAGCATGCGGTAAACCTTAGAGATATGGGGATTCCTTTTTGCACCTTTTATGAGCCTGACTTAGGGGATCAATTAACAGCAGTAGTTTTTCTAGTAGACGAACATGTCTTCAACAGAGAAAAATATCCGGATCCAAGAGATCCATTTAATCAGGATTGGGCTTGGTCTGAGCATCTTAGCACAGAAGAACTTTCTAGAGTTTTGCAAATGAGAGACTTTTTAAAACAATTTAGATTAGCATAATGGAATCATACTCAGAAATAGAAGGAGATTTAATCTCATTAGCAAAGCAAGGTAAATTTGAAGTTATCACCCATGGATGTAATTGCAGATCCCAAATGGGAGCAGGGATTGCACCACAAATGGCAAAAGCATTTGGATGCGATAAATTCGAAATGGAAACTTGGGGTCCAACTATCGAAAAATTAGGCTGCATAGATTATGAAACTGTAGTTCTAGGAGAAAATGCAATCTGGAGTCTTCTGGATGCTAAAAATAACCGAAACGAACCTGAATTGGCCGTTGTTAATTCTTACACCCAAAACTACTACGGAAAGAATCACTCAGATGGGGTTTCCAAACCTTTAGACTACGAGGCTTTAACCCTTTGCATGAGGAAGATCAATTCTACCTTTAGAGGCAAACACATAGGAATGCCAAAAATAGGAGCAGGATTAGCTGGAGGAGATTGGAACAGAATAAAAAAAATCATACAGACCGAATTAAAAGACTGTAAAGTAACTATAGTAATATACAACAAATAAATTAAATAAAATAAAATATCATGGACAATCAAATTGATGAAATGACCGGAACCTTGGAAGAAATGAAAGGTGCATTCGTAGGCTCTTTAGTGCGTAACAACAAAAAGATCCGCGAAGACAGAGCAATCGCAATCGCAGAAGCTGCTCAAATGCTCTACAAAAGAAAAGTTGAGGACACAGAATTAGCTATTAAACAGCTAAAAAGAGAAAGAGAATCTATGTTAGACCTTAGTCCAACAACAGCAGATTCTTTGGTAATGGCTTCAGATTTTGACGCAGAAGCTTTCATCCAAAAGGATGTAGAGATCGGTCTCAAAATTAGAAATTTAGAGATCACTCTAGAAATTGCAAGAACTCGTTACAACCACTTATTTGAATAATCCGTATGGGAAATTCAAGTTATTCTACCTATAATAGATCCATCAGATCCGAATCTTTTGGCTATCATAGCAAATCAAGAAACGAGATCTTTACCCAAAGTAAAGAGGGTAAAGCTCACGAGCAAATGAGACCTAAAGGAATCGTCTACAGAGAATGTAGAGATTCCGAGGCTCACCCGAATGCTACCCCGATTCAGCTTTATTTGGACGTTACCGGAAGCATGGGACATATTCCCCACGAAATGATTAAAGACGGTTTACCAACTTTAATGGGGAATCTAATTCAAAGAGGTGTAGAGGATGCTTCCCTTATGTTTGGAGCTATCGGTGACCACGAATGTGACAAATCACCTCTCCAAGTTGGACAGTTTGAATCTGGTGACGAAGAATTGGACATGTGGCTTACCAGAACCTGGCTCGAAGGCGGAGGTGGTGGAAACGGCGGAGAAAGCTATCCATTAGCTTGGTATTTCGCAGGAAATCACGTTGCAACAGATGCTTGGGAGAAGAGAAACCAAAAAGGATTCGTATTCACTATCGGTGATGAGCCTTTCCTTAATTCTCTACCAATGTCTGCAGTAAAGGAAATCATGGGGGATTCAGCATCAGGCCAATCTACTTGGGATGCTACAGTTCTTCTAGAACAAGCTCAAAAGACAAATCACGTTTTCCATATCTTCTTAGAACATGGTTACAGAAAAGTTGATTCGGCTTGGAAAGAATTAATGGGAGATCACCTTATAGTTGCAAAAGACTATAAAGATATCCCGAAAATTATCTCAGAAACAATTTTAACTATTCAAGGGGAAAGAAAACCTTCTGAGAATGCGACCGTATATTCTAGTAATACTACAGATGAAAAAGACTCTGTAGATATTATCCTATAATGAATACGAGCAAAATAGTAATTGGACTAAACTACGGAGACGAAGGAAAGGGGTTAACCACCTCTTTCCTCTGTTCCCAATCTAAAAATCCCATCGTTGTTAGATTCAACGGGGGTCACCAAGCAGGTCACACAGTATCCTTCAAAGGAAAAAGACATGTGTTTTCTAGCTTTGGATCAGGAACACTTCAAAAAGTTCCAACGTACTGGAGCAAATATTGCACATTCTCTCCGACAGCATTTCTAAATGAATTAAAATTTCTACTGGATAAATCTTTAAAATTCCCAGGATTTTATCTTGATCCTTTATGTCCAATCACAACACCTTACGATTTATACAGCAACCGAAAAGATTCCCAGAATGTGAGTCATGGAACAGTCGGGGTAGGATTTGGATCAACTCTTAAAAGACACGAAAACTTTTATAAGCTTTATGCACAGGATATGTTCTATCCAGAAGTCTTCAAAGCAAAATTAGAAAACATTGCTAAGTATTACGGAATGGAGGATCTCGAAATCGATAACTTTTTAGAAGACGTAACAATTGTAACTACTATAGTTCAATTGACAAATGAAAAAGTTCTTTTAAATTATTCAGATGCTATATTTGAAGGGGCTCAAGGGGTTCTTTTAGATATGGATTTTGGATTTTTTCCAAACGTTACCAGATCTAATACAACATCTAAAAATGCACTGGAAATTTCTCCTCTGCATTCAAACGAAATCTACTACATCACAAGATCTTATTTAACTAGACACGGAGCTGGATTTCTTCCAGGAGAAAAAGAACTTCCCCTAATTAATAATGAATTGGAGACAAACGTCTCTCATGAATACCAAGGAAATTTTAGAACAGCAGATTTAGATTTGGATCTTCTAAACTATTCTTTAAAATGTGACTCTCATTTTTCTGAGGGTCAAACCAAAAATCTAGTAATTACCTGCATGGATCAATATCCAATAGATGTAGAAAAATTGCTAGAAAAATTAGAAATTAAATTCAATAAAGTGTTCGTCTCTTACGGGGATTCACTTGATAAAATACAACAATTAAAATGAAAATAACAGAAAAATATGTCTTCTTTTGGAACGGGATTTATTCTCAGTGGCACAAAGCAAAAATGACAATCGACGGTGTTGAGTATAGCTCTTGTGAGCAATATATGATGCATCAAAAAGCTATCGTCTTCAGCGACTTTTATATTGCATCTCAGATACTTCTGACAGAGAATCCGAAAGAGCAAAAAGCACTCGGAAGACAAATTCAAGGGTTTGATAAAAACATTTGGGATTCGGTTTGCTTGAGCATAGTCTATAAAGGAAATCTAGCTAAATTTTCTCAAAATGAGGATCTAAAATCAGATCTTCTTTCCACCGAGAATAGAATCCTGGTAGAAGCTTCACCCTTGGATCAAATTTGGGGAATTGGAATGGCAGAGGATCATCCAAATATAGAATCTCCAGAACACTGGAGGGGACTGAACTTGCTTGGATGGGCGTTAAACTTAGTAAAAAAAGAATTAAATTAAATGAAAAGTACAGAATTTGCATATTGGTTACAAGGGTTCTTCGAACTTAGCGAAACTAACACCTTGTCGGAAAGACAGGTCGAAACTATTAAAAATCATTTGAAGCTGGTTTTCTATCATGAGATAGATCCTTCCTATTCTACAGATCCTGTAGTACAGGAAACCATGCAAAAAATTCACGACGGAGAACCTCAAAAGAGAACTCCGAGAAATTCTAACCCAAGAACTATAAAATGTTAACCATGGAAGAAACAAGAAATTTTGTTATCTGGCTTGATGGATTTCTAGAAGCTTGCGGGCCAACTCCAACTAAGGAGCAGGTCGAAAAAATAAAATCCAGGCTGAATGGAATTTTTGAGCATGTTGCAGAAATCCCAGCTAAGGAGAACGAAAAACCGTCTCTAGAGGAATTAGGACAAGAACATGGATTTAATGTATATCCCGGATTTCCTGGATCAGGATTTCCTTTTAGAGATGAAGGTGGTGGTTTATTAAGATGCTAAATGAGTAGAGTAATTTATATAGCTTCTCCTTATTCTAATCCCGACCCTGATGTTACCGAGGAGAACTTTAAAAAAGTCTCGAGGCTTGCGGCTAAGCTTTGCTCAGAGGGTCAGGTTGCAATTTCCCCTATTACTTATGGTCACACGCTGGTTGGATTTAAACCAATGCCAATTGACTGGCCATTCTGGGAGAATTTTTGTCTTTCCATTCTCCAGGCTTGTGACGAAATCATAGTTTATAAAATGGAAGGTTGGGATAGATCGAGAGGTGTTGCAGAAGAGGTCGAATTTGCCAGAAGAAAAGGAATCCAGATCACGTATATGGAATATGATCCTTCTATCTAACCGTATATTTAAATAAAATACCTTTATGGAATTAAGAGAATATTTCGAAACAAATCCGGACTCTATCCCTTATCTAGAAAGACTAGAAAGTGAATGGGAACAGTATGGAAAGATAATCATCGGATGTGATTATGACGACACAATTTCCCCATGGAAGATGGAGAATTTTAATCCAGAAAGGGTTCTAGAAGTTCTAAAGGTTGCTAGAGAAACCGGAGCTTACATCGTAATCTTTACTTCTTGTGACAAAGCAAGATATCCAGAAATCGAAGACTATTGTAAAAGCATTGGCCTCACAATCGACTCGATCAATAAAAATCCAATCGACTTACCTTACGGTAAAAAAGGTAAAATCTATGCCAACATTTTCCTGGATGACAGAGGTGGAATGAATGAATCCCTAAACATTCTAGAAATGGCAACGTATAGAATTAGAGGAAAAAGAAGAGTTTTAGGAATCAACGTATAATTAAGAAAATGAAAATGAACCCAAAAGAAAAAGAATTGGAAAATATCCAATCCCAACAAAACCCTTCAAAAGAGGTTAATCCAACCGAGTCTGTAATAATAAAACAGATCGAGGATGATTTTGAATATCAAGAATATTATTCAGAAAATTCTCCTAATTTCGACGTAGATTAATCAGGAGGACCGTATATTCAATAAAATAATAAATATTATGTTTAAATGTAATTCACTATTCTACACAGACGGCTACAAAATTGGCCACAAAAGAATGCTAGCACCAGGAACAACTCGTTTATACGGAACCTGGATTCCACGAAGTATTAAACACGCTCCAAAAGGAGTTAAAAAAATCGTATCGTTTGGCCAGCAACTAGCTGTTAAATGGTTACACGATGAATTCGAAGAAAATTTCTTCAAGCTTCCTTTAGAAGAAGCAATGGAATTCGGAAATGATATGGCAATGTATCTCGGCCTCGAGTATGATGCTTCTCATTTCGAAGCTCTCCACAAATTAGGTTACTTGCCTATCAAAGTTAAATCTTTACCAGAAGGTATCGAAACTCTTCCAAATGTTCCACACATGACCTTCATTAATACCGTGGATGGATTTGCTTGGTTAACCCTTTATTTGGAAACCATCATCTCTTCATTAGCTTGGAAGCCTTCAACATCAGCTACAATCGCTTTACAGTACAAAAGAAACCTGATCGAATGGGTAAGAAAAACAGACCCTAAAAACATCTGGTTAGTTCCTTTCCTAGCTCACGACTTCTCGGCTAGAGGTTTGTCTCCTTGGGACATGTTAGCAAGCGGTTTAGGACACGCTACATCATTCAGAGGTTCAGACACAATAGTTTGTATCCCAGCAGCTCGATACTTCTACAACGAGCCTAAAAACGAGGTCTGCATCAATTCTGTAAACGCTTCAGAACACTCAGTATCTACCACCAAAATTTTCACAGTCGGCGAACAACAAATGATAGCAGACTGGTTAAGAGAATTCGACAAAGGTATCCTTTCAATCGTTTCAGACACATTCGATTTATGGACACTAATCACCAAATATTTACCTGCCAACAAAGAGGCTATCATGGCCAGAGACGGTAAATTGGTTATCAGACCTGACTCAGGAGACCCAGTAGATATTATTTGCGGATTAGAAAATAAAGTTCTTGAGGAAGGAGTGGGATATAAAGAAGAATACAAAGAAAGCCCAGAATACAAAGGAGTTATCGAATTACTTTGGGACATCTTCGGAGGTACAATCAACGAAGAAGGTTACAAAGTACTTGATCCTCACATCGGAGCAATCTACGGGGACTCTATTACCTTGGACAGACAAATCCAAATCTACGAAAGATTAGCAGCTAAAGGATTTGCAACTACCAATATCGTTTTAGGTATCGGTTCTTACACCTACCAAATGAACACCAGAGACACCTTAGGCTTCGCAGCTAAAGGAGCATGGTTCGAAGTAGAAGAAAACGGTACTAAAGTAGGCTACGACATCTACAAAGATCCTATCACAGACGATGGAACTAAGAAATCCTTAAAAGGACTTATTAGAGTCGATGAAGTTTCAGTAACTTCCGAGGAAACTGGAATTACTTATACTAAGTATGAAGTAAAAACCCAATGTACCCCAGAACAAGAAGAAGGAGGCATCTTACAAACCATCTACGAAAATGGTAAATTCTACAATCAAACTACATTAACTGAAGTTAGATCAAAATTAAACTAAAAAAATCGGTATCACCGGGGGGTTTCCCCGGTGACCGTATATCACCAAGAACAATTAATCAATAAAAAATAAAAAATGACAATCCAATTAGCTTTAAGCTACGCATGGGTATTAATCCCGCTCCTAGCAATTGTGTTTTACAAATTCACATTGCGAGTATTCTTCGGTATGATCATCATCCCGGAAGACAAAATCGGTCTAGTTACAAAGAAATTCGTTCTCTTTGGTTCTAATAGATCTCTACCAGACGGTAAAATTATCGCACTTAATGGAGAAGCAGGTTTCCAAGCAGATCCATTAGCTCCTGGTTTGTATTGGTTCTACTGGGTATGGCAGTATTCTGTCGATGAAGCTTCATTAACCGTTATCCCACAAGGAAAAATTGGTCTATTATCAGCTAAAGACGGTAATCCACTTCCAACCGGTTCGATTTTAGCCCGTCACGTAGAATGTGATAATTATCAGGATACCAGATCTTTCTTAACACAAGGTGGACAAAGAGGTAAACAGGTAGGTTATCTTAACAACGGTGTATATCGTATTAACACTTTCTTATTTGACATCTCAGTTACTGAAATCACTTATATCGAAGATGGAATGGTAGGTGTAGTAACAGCTTTAGATGGTATTCCACTAGGTCCAGGTAGCATTGCAGGTAACCAAATCGAAGGTCACAACAACTTCCAGGACTTTGATAAATTCTTAGGAGCCGGCGGTCAAAGGGGTTTACAGACTCAAGTTATCCAGGCAGGTTCTTACTCACTTAACCCTTGGGCAGTAGAGATTGAGAAAAAAGAAATGACTCAAATTCCTATCGGTCACGTTGGGGTAGTAATCTCATTCGTTGGAGAAGAAGGAGTAGACACAAGTGGAGAGACCTTCAAACATGGTAATATCGTTAAGAAGGGTCAAAGAGGGGTATGGGCAACACCATTAGATCCAGGTAAATACGCAATCAACCCTTACACTCAAAAAATCGAGATCGTACCAACCACTAACTTGGTTCTTAACTGGGCAAATGCTCGTAACGAATCTCACAATCTGGACAAGAACTTAAGTACAATTACAGTTCGTTCCAAAGACGGTTTTCCATTCAATATCGATGTATCTCAGATCATCCACATACCAGCAAATGAAGCACCCAAGGTAATCGCAAGATTTGGATCAATGGCTAACCTAGTATCTCAGGTTCTAGAACCAACGATCGGTAACTACTTCCGTAACTCTGCACAAGACTCAGATGTTATTGCTTTCTTGGCAACTCGTCAGCAACGTCAAAATGCGGCCAAAGACAATATTTCTAAAGTATTGGATGAATACAACGTTCATGCAGTAGATACACTAATTGGGGATATCGTTCCCCCTGAATCTCTAATGAAAACCCTAACCGATCGTAAGATTGCACAGGAAGAAGAGATAACATTCGAAACTCAACGTAAAGCCCAAGACCAACGTAAGACTTTACAGTCAGCTAAAGCTCTAGCAGATATGCAAGGAGAGATGGTAAAAGCACAACAGTCAGTTGAAATTGCACAACGTGAAGCAGAAGCAGCAGTTAAGAAATCTGAAGGATCTGCTAAAGCGTTAGAATTAACCGCTGGTGGTAACGCTAAAGCTCTAGAATTAAAAGCTAATGCAGAAGCTAAAGCTAAGAAAGTAATGGCAGAAGCAGAAGCCCAACAAATCAAATTGACCGGTGAAGCTCAAGCTTTATCTATCGAGGCAATTGGTAAATCAACAGCCGAGTCTTACAGATTACAAGTAGAAGCAATGGGAGGCGACAACTTTGCTAACTTCAAAATCACTGAAGCAATCGGAGAAAACAAAATCAAAATTATCCCTGAATTCCTAATCGTAGGAGGTAACGGAGAAGCTAACCCAATGTCAGGACTATTAGGCCTTGAATTACTTAAAAAGTTCCAAGGTAAAGACCAAGACAATTCGGTTAAAACGATCGAGGTTAAATCAGAGGTTAAAGAAGAACCTAAAAAGAAATAACCAAAGCTAACTAATAAAAATCCCAGTAGCAATGCTGGGATTTTTTGTTGTGAAACATAGGAGGTAAGACAATCTATAATACTTAAACATTATAAATAAACATTATGGCAAAAGTAATCAAACCAACAGACTCAGATCAAGAAGTAGAATTTTATCCGGCAGTATTTTTAGCAGGATCCATCGAAATGGGAAAAGCTGAAGACTGGCAAAAAACAGTTGAGAAAGAATTAGAAAAATTAGACGTTACAATTTTTAATCCTAGAAGAGATGACTGGGATAGCTCATGGACTCAAGAGCAATCTAATCCACAATTTAATCATCAGGTTAATTGGGAGTTGAACAAATTGGAAAGATGTGATGCCATCTTCATGTACTTCTCTCCAGAAACACAATCTCCAATATCTCTACTAGAACTAGGAAGATATTCCACATACGGAAAAATGATTGTTTGTTGTCCTAAAGGATTCTGGAGAAAAGGAAACGTAGATATCCTTTGCACCAGAGAAAATATTCCAGTATTTGAGGATCTACAATCTGCTATCGGGGCTTTGAAAACTAGAATCAACCAACAAATAATAGATTAATAGAATTAAATAATCCTCCTTTGTAAGATCTATTCATTATCGACCGTATATTTAATAAACAAGAAATAAATGGCAGTAATCGGAATTAATTACGAGGGGGGAAATTACCACGACGAGGAAGACAATTTAGTTGAAGATGAGATTATTTACGAATTTGTTTATCTTCACACCTCGGAAAAAGAAATGATTTTTAACAGTGGAAATTTTCCCAAGGACTGGTATGATGCTAAGAAAGCTTTCATAACTTTACAGGAAGAAAATCCAAATGACCCTAATTATTTTCATTTATCTGGATCCTCTACATGCGATCATTTTATCATGGATGGTGCAAAATTTGACTCGGCTTACCTGCACGTGGAGGGAGAAACCCCCGTTCTAAAATACTGTATTCCGTATGAGCATCCACCTTCAATCGAGACGATGGTCGAAAACAGATCAATTTATGAAGGAGGTTGGGAATTCTTTGTTCCAGAAGGAACTAAACCAACCTGGGAAGAATTAAAAGAATCATTTAAATAAAAAATCAGCATGTTTAAATTTTATGAAGTTGGAGGAAAAATAAGAGACGAAATTTTAGAATTATCTTCTAAAGATGTTGATTATGTAGCAGTTCCGAAAGAAGAATTACTAGATACAGTTGAGAAGGCAGAAGATATGTTCAGCATGTTAGAATCTTTTCTAAGAGTAGAAAAATTTGAGATCTTCTTGGTAACCCCAGACTGTTTTACAATTAGAGCAAAATTCCCAGCAGGACACAAATACTCAGGGGTTGCAGACTTTGTAATGGCCAGAAAGGAAATTGGTTATATTCCAGGAACTAGAACCCCAATTGTTAAGCCGGGAACCCTATTTGACGATCTTCAGAGAAGAGATTTTACCCTAAACGCTTTAGCAAAAGACGAGGACGGAACCATAATCGATTTCTTTGGAGGAATAGAGGATCTAAAGAAAAACCGTTTAAAAACTCCACTAGACTGCAAAATAACTTTTGATGACGATCCGCTTAGAATTCTTAGGGCCATCAGATTTTGTATAACTAAAGGGTTTTGGATTGGACCCTATATGGACGGGGTAATTCAGGATTACGACTACGAAGGAAAAATGGGGGTAGTTTCTATGGAGAGAATAAGAGAAGAATTGTTCAAATGTTTCAAACACGATACATTAAAAACCCTCAAAACACTTCACGAATACCCAGCCCTAAGAAACTACATTTTTGAAAAAAATACACTTTGGTTAAAACCCACAATGGAGCAATAAAATATATGATTTACGTATCAATAGACATCGAAACTACAGGACTAAATCCTGAAACTTGCCAAATCCTTTCTATAGGAGCAGTTATAGAGGACACTCAAAAACAATTGGCTTTCGAGGAAATTCCGAAATTCCATTGCGCAATACTGAAAAATGAAAGGGATATAATCTCCGGTGAGATTTATGCTTTGAATATGAATAGGGATTTGATAGAAAGCATCACCTACTATTCTACAGCTAAAGATCAAGATGAAAAGAATGATCTAGTTCATTTTACAGGAATGCAGTTTGTTAGAGAAGAAGATATTGCAGAACATTTTTTCCAATTCCTTTATCGGAACGGATTCAAGCCAAACGAGTCTGATCTACCCCTGAATAAAAAAATTAAAATAATAAATGGAATATCTTATCCTGTTTTGGATTCTTCTGTAAAGCCAATCACCATAAATGTAGCTGGGAAAAATTTCTCTGGATTTGATAGAAAATTTCTAGATTTACTTCCTAGATGGAAGCAACTAATCAGAACAAGAAGTAGAGTTATAGATCCAGGTGTATTGTTTGTAGACTGGGAAAATGATGACGCAGTTCCTTCTTTAGATTCCTGCAAAAAAAGAGCACTAATAGAAGGAGTGGTTACCCATAATGCTTTAGAGGATGCTTGGGATGTTATTCAAGTCTTAAGAACAAAATACTAATGAAAATAATCTATTTAGACATAGACGGAGTTCTTAATTGTGAAAAAGCATACCGAGATGGATTTTGCAAATATCAAGAATGGCCAGATACCAAAAGGGAGGATGGTAAAAATTACCACCAGACTTTTTATCCCCCGGCTAAGGACCTTCTAAATAAGCTTATTCTAGAAACAGGTGCTAAGGTTGTTGTCTCTTCTACCTGGAGACATTCGGGTTTAGAATTTATTAAAAACGTTTGGACTCAAGAGAAAATGGAAGGAGAAATCATAGGGATAACCCCTTCCTTTAGAGGAGACATTGAAGGGTATACAATTCCTAGAGGATGTGAGATTGAATATCACCTTGAAAAAGAATTAGGATTTCATCACATCAATTGGGACAAAGACACTCAGCAAGAATATATTGACAAATCTAACGTCGATAATTACATTATCATAGACGACGATTCAGATATGTTGTACACGCAAAGAAATCATTTTGTTCATGTCTTACCTTCTCCTAGGAACAAAGAGGGATTTAACGAAAAATATTTTGAAGAAGCACTAAAAAAATTATCAAAAACAGTTATAGATTTGAACTACTGACCGTATATTTAAATGTAACAAAAACAAATGCTCTGAGAAATTAATTTGACATTGGTAGTCAAGCCAGCTTCTAAACCTGGTTTTTAGGGGTTCGATACCTCTTCAGAGCACCAAAGATGAAACTTTTAAAACAAAAAGATATATAATAAACAATATGAAATAGATTAACAAATTTCAAGAAACAAAACTGGTAACTATTACCAGATCCGATATCCATCCAGGATATCAAATTCCTCAAACTGCTCACTCTATCGCAGATTTTGCATACGAGCATCCGGAAGCATTTAAAGAATGGAAAGAGACATCAAACTCTGTCATCTGCTTATCCGTACCATCAGAGGAAAAACTACTCGACCTTTATTCAAAATTATCAGGACAAACTCCGACGACCAAGTTCTTCGAGCCTGACATCAACCAATGGACTTCTATCTGTTTATACGGAAGCCCCGAGGTTAGGAAAAAACTTTCACATTTACCATTAGCACTTAAAAAAATCGAAGACTATGTTATAGATTAATAACAAGAAAGAACTACTTGTGGCCATGAAATCTTGTCCACAAACAGAAACCCAATCTGTTCTAGATCACGGATTTTCTGTTAAGAATTACCTATTCGATCTTCTGGATCATTTAGAAAAAGGAACCCCTTTGAAGTTCGAATGGAAACTTCCAGAATGGATCTACGAGGAGAAAGAATTTATTCTTAAGACCTTACCCTCAAGACAAACTTTAAAGATATACACGGTGTTTCACGACTGTGGTAAGCCTCAGTGTTTAACCATCGACGAGGAGGGCAAAAGACACTTCCCTAATCACGCAGAGGCTTCGTACAATACTTTCATCAATCTCTTTGATGATAATGCAGCAGCGGACTTAATACGCAGAGATATGGACATTCATTTACTTAAGTCCGAAGGTGTATCTGACTTCTGTAAAAATCCCAATGCAATAGCATCTTTAATTACTGGACTTGCAGAGATTCACTCTAACGCTGAAATGTTTGGAGGGATCGAGAGCACTAGCTTTAAGATTAAGTGGAAGTGCATCTCCAAGAGAGGAAAACAAATTATTCAAACCATAAAAAAATAAAAAAATGACAACAAAAGAATTTATCAAAATGCTCCAAGATGCAGATCCTACAGGGGAATCACACATCAGAATGGAAGGAGGGATCCCGATGTACGCAGAAAGAAAACCAGGTTACTGGGATGGACCTTACAGTTACTTCGACGAGGAGGGAAACTGGGTGTATAGCACAGGGGCATCTAAAGTAGACATCTACTGCGTAGACAGATATGACTATGTGTCTGATATGTTCAGCACTTATAATATTCCTACTTGGGAAGAAGTCCTTTCTAAGTTTAAATTTAGCCTGGGGTATTCTATTGAATCTCAAAGAAAAGAAAGAGAAGAGGGTAGTCTGAAGGATGCCAAAGAATCTTATGAACACTCGGTTGAGATGCATCAAAGATTTAGAAAAGAAGGAGAAGAACTGGCATTATCTAGATCGGAAAAGGGATGGACTTGGTTTCAGAATAAGTTGGTAGACGACACTTCTCTTAGACCAAACATGCACCACTACTATACCTGGATAGCTCTGGACGAGAATGGAAAGGATCAGGGATCTAATCTTCATAACGTCGAAGCAGTTTATAAGTCAGGTCTATTTGAAAAACACGACAATGGAGTCAAAAAAGGCTATTACCAATGGATAAAAAAATAACAATAAAAAAAATAACAATAAAAAATCATGAAAACAATCGAACAAAAAAGAGAAGATGCTATAAAGTATCTAAGACAAACTTCAAAACACTTATTTATGGATAAGAAAGAAACCCTAGTAAGAGTAGTTGAAATCGGACCAGAGGAATTTGAAAGAGTTACCTTGACTAAAGAGGGAAAAGAAGACAAGAGAAAAATTGGACTCGAACATTTCTTTAAGTACTATCCAAATGATCCAAAGAACATTTGCAAAGTAAACCTATTTCCAAAGGATCACGGACTAAAATCAGTCAAGATGAAGCTGCTAAAAAAATACCAGCAGATGGAAACAATTCCAGATGCTGACCGTATAATTTAATAAGAAAAAAAACTTAATGGCAAAAAAATCAGATAGCGTTTACCAAAACGAAATTACCCCAACAGAAATTCTAACCACAAGATCAGCCATTCCGGCAGACTATCACACGGATGATTTCACAGAAAATTTTCTAGGAGAAATCTTTGATCTAAAGAGTGGAAAGTACTACAGTCAGAATGCTAGATCTAGATACTACCCAAAGCAAGAGGACAAGCATCTTTGTCCAGGTCACTGGCAAGGCTACAGATGGGCAATTCAGAATTTGACTGAACCTGGAGATTGGGTTTTTGATCCAACTTGCGGAACTGGAACCACTCTAGTTGAGGCTTATAATCACGGTAGAAATTCAGCAGGAGTTGAATTAGAATTTCCTAAAATCGCTAGGGCAAACATAGATCACCAAAGAGCTAGAACAGATGTATCTGCAAATCTAATGCAAGGTGATGCTAGAGAAACTGCTAAGAATTTGGATTCATTGGGAATTAAAAAAGGTCAACTAAGTCTGGTTATTAACGGAACACCATATCCAAAAATCAGTGGTAAATCTTCGGATGCTCCGGAAAGAAAGAAACTTGTTAAGAAAGTAGAAGGTGAGGAAGAAGCTCCAGAAATGGTTGATAACACTTTTGATTATCAAAATCCTAACAACATCGGTTTAACAAAAGGAACTGAATATTGGGGATTGGTTAATTCGATGTATACCCAAGCCATTGAGTATTTAAAACCAGGTGGATATTTCGTTATCTTAATTAAGGACATGATTCAGAACAAGAAGCCATACCTTTTAAGCAGCATGATTGCCAACGAAGTTCTAGAGAACAATCCTGATGTTGAATACCACGGTTTGTATCTTCACAGACACATTCCAGAAACAATGTTTATGAGAACTTACCCTAAAATGTATCCGGGTGTTCCAGTTCCTTCTTACCAAGCAGGAATAGTTCTAAGAAAAAAATAATTTAAAACTAAAACTATGAAGCTCTAGATTTTCGGATCTAGAGTTTTTTTGTGAAATATAAATTCGGATTTAATCTATAACGGGTAGTGAAAATTACCGAGCACATTAAGAAAGGAAAAGAGAATAAAAAGACCCTGTTCTCTTTTGAAATACTTCCCCCTGTAAAAGGACAAGATATAAATTCAATCTACAATGCAATAGATGGACTTTTGGAATTTAACCCATCATTTATAGATGTTACTTATCATAGGGAAGAATATGCTTTCAGAAAGAATCCCGATGGATCTCTAGTTAAATATTCAACCAAGAAGAGACCAGGAACAGTTGCTATCTGCTCGGCAATCCAAAACAAATACAATATAGATTCTGTTCCACATTTGATCTGTGGGGGATTTACTAAAGAGGAAACTGAAAATGCCCTTATAGATTTAAATTTTTTAGGAATTGATAATATTCTAGCTCTCCGTGGGGATTCTATTAAAGGGGAATCTTCTTACTTGGCAAATCCAGAAGGAAATAAAAATTCAGTCGAGCTAATGTCTCAGATAAGGGATCTCAATGGAGGAAAATATCTCCTCGATGGATTTGAAGGGGACAAGTCCGATTTCTGCTACGGCGGAGCTTGCTACCCGGAAAAATATTCAGAATCTCCAAATATGGAATTTGATATAGAATGGATGAAGAAAAAAGTGGAATTAGGGTCAGAATACTTCGTTACTCAGATGTTCTTCGATAATAAAGTCTACTGGAAATTTGTTCAAAAGTGCAGAGAGAATGGAATAGACGTTCCAATTATCCCAGGAATAAAACCAATCACAGCACAGAGTCAAATTTGGGGTTTACCCAAGATCTTTGGAATTCATCTTCCTTACGAGTTATCAAATGATCTAAGAAAAACCGGAACTAATTCCGAAGCTGCTGAGATTGGAATCAAATGGGCTGTTGAGCAGTGCAAAGATCTAATTAGAGGGGGAGCTCCAGTTCTTCATTTCTACACGATGTCAAAATCCAAATCAACTGCAGCTATCTGCAAGAAGATTTTCTAATTCGTTGGATATATAGGGGATAAAAATTACTCCCTTAAATGGCTAAAACGTTATTACCCTTTGCTCTCTATGAAGAGCTTGAAAAGATAGAATCTTTAAATCCAGATGAAATGAGAAATTTCTTGTCTTCTCTTCAGAAGTATTGTGAATCTACAGGAAAAGATTTTACTAAAGTTTGTACTGACATTGGACTTGAAGCTCCTTCCTGGGCAGGAAAATTGACCCACAAACAGAATGTATTACTAAACTCCCTTATCTCAAGGGATTATTACAGTGAAGAAGATGAAGGAACCTCTTGGTCAATAAATCCCGAAACCGAAAGACTTGATGTAATTGGGAAATTTAAAATATCATCTTACAATAAAGAGAAATGGGGGGAATTAATAGAAATGGGGATAAAAATTGGTAAGGTAAAAGGTTATTTCGACGTTTCCGATTGTGGCATTGATTCATCAGAGGGATTCCCTACTGAAGTAACTGGGGATTTTAATATCAGTGGTAATAAATTAACCAATCTAGTTGGATGTCCCGTAAAAGTAGGGGGTAAATACAAATGTGATAGAAATAAATTAACCTCTTTAGAAGGAGCACCAGAACTATCAGACAATTTTGATTGCAGCGACAATAGTGGTCTAAGAAACTTAAAAGGAGGACCTAAGGAAGTAACCTCTATTTATTATGCTAATAGATGTAATCTGGATTCTCTAGAAGGGTTTCCTAGTATAATAAGTCCTTCTATATCCATTTATGTAGACAGTAATAATCTTTATACACTAGAGGGTATTCCTCTAAGCCCTGCAATTTCTCCTTATAGAATCAGATGCAACAAGAACCCATTAAAAAGTTCAGTTTTAACAAATGCTTACAAAGAAGCAGCTAGAACTGGAAGCTGGGCAGTTGGATATCTAAGTATGTTTACCGATCCTGAATTCATCAAAACCGGAAAAGCTCCAAAGGATCCAATTAGAGAAAAATTATCTCCTGCGAATTTAAAGAAAGAAATTGAAACCAACGGGGAAGCTTTTGTAGTTGGTCTTAAATCAATCTGGAAGGATTTCAGGGTTCAAAAAATTCTAAAAGGAATTGAAATCCCAGAGGACACCAAAGCAGACGCAGAATTGCTAGCAGATTTAGATGACGTTGGACTTTAATTAATAAATGAAGTATCTAGAACTATTCGAAGCATTTAATCCCTCCGGGGATAAATTGGGATTTGGAAAACAAATTCAATCCCATATACAACAATTAGTTGGGAAGAATTTCGGAACCCCTTATGTGGTTACTTCAGCAGAGGTAACAAGAGCTGAAAGTGAAGGGTTTGCAGATCAAAGCGGACAAGGGGATTTAGTTCTAACTTTCAAAAAAGAATCTCCGGATGAGCTGGACGAACTTATTTCTGATTTAACCTCTGTAGGATTATCAGAAGAAAGGAAGATAGAATTTGGGTGGGACGTTATTGCTACGATGGAAACAGAATCTTCTCCAGACGGAGACCCTCTTTGGGATTTAACCTATAACATCTATACAGACTCCCCCGTAGTTTTTCTACAGTTCCCTGAAATATTCAGGGGTGAAGTAAAACACCTCTACGACATGTCTTATGGAGTTGGCAGCGTAATCAAAGGGTTAATAGAGAAAACAATAAATCGTTTAGTATACGAATCTAAAATGGGTAATAAGAACAAGTAATACCTATGAATCAAACAGTAAACCTACTTAAGACCGGATCCGAATATATTTTAGCTCTTCCGAGAGGGAAAAGACTAGAAAAAGGAGATTTTGCAATAGGGGTGTCCAACTCTTATTCAAAGGTTTCTTCTGTTAAAGAAGGGGATTATTTTGATGCTAGAATTTACTATCTTGAAGATGGTAGCTGTCTAGTAAACCCAATTAAAATTGTGGGATTTGAATCCGATATAGATCCAGAGGTTCTAACAAAAATAAAGGAACTTAAAGAAGTTCCTTTGTATATCGAGATCGTAGAAAACCAGATCGTTCGTGAATCTGGTAAGATTAAAGTTATTTATTAAACAAAGTTTCCTTTGCTGTCCATCGGAACGTGAATGTATTTACCAAATGGAGGTACGTTGAAATTCTTTCCTTTTTCGCAAATAAACCAGAAAACTCTCTTTACGTAATTGTTAATTCCATAGGAGGATTTATCAGGATATTCGGCAAATGAATCTGTCAAGTAAATTACTACAGATGGATTAATTTTCTGCTTCTGAATCCAAGCAAACGGTGGAATAAATCCTTTAGCATTACCTCCAGTAGAAGCAATCTTTCCAAAGTCTGGTTTACCACCTTTTTTAACAATATCAATAGAATCTATATCGTCTGAACAGTAGATGATATAGGTTGTGTCTATATCCATCTTTGTGGAAAGATAAAGAACTTCAGAGATAAAGGTTTTGATTTGTTCCTTAGAAATAGATCCCGAGGTATCTACAGGAAGAACTAAAGTTCTAAGAGTATCTTTACCTGCTCTCTTTCTTCCGTATAAAATATCACCAGATCCTAAAAATCTTCTATTTGGTAGTGTTTCTTCCCATTTATTCAAGGCACTATCCATGAACTTTTTAAGTTCTTTTTTCCAGTCAATCTTTGGCTTGGTTGTTCTTAAATCTATCAATAGTCTTCTTCCTTTTTCAGAAAGAGATGCTCCTGCAGAAGACATAGCTGCTCTTGTTGCATTTTCCCACATCGCGGAAACTTTTGATTTGCTTCCGCCCGATCCCATAGCTTGCTTAGAGGTATAGGACTTGGTAGATGTTTTGGGTCCCTGTGATGGATTTCTCTCGTAACCTGGACCTGTTTTTGCATTTGGATCTAATTTAGGGGTTTCCACGTCTTCAGGAGCTTTTTCTAATTCCTGTGGTGAACTTGTTCCTTCTTTTTTATCCCCAGCTTGAGGTTTCTGTTGCCCTGGTTCTACAGTGTCAACATCTACTATAACGAATTCTCCTTTTTTAACTTGCATTTTATTCAACTATTATATCTCCGTTAGGAAGAACACTTTTTACTACCCCTATTTTACCTGCGTTGGGACCTACCGTAATTCTAACTCTTTTACCAACTATGCTCTGCTCTCCTTCTCCTGGTTTGTCTCCTTCTCCTGGTTTGTCTCCCGGTTTTCCCTTCCCCTCTTCTTCACCTGGCATATCCCCTGGTTTATCTCCTGGCATATCCCCTGGTTTATCTCCTGGCATATCCCCCGGTTTATCTCCTGGTTTATCTCCTCCTTCTCCCATTTCTTTTTCTTCTTCTGCCTGATCGTCTCTAACGTCCTGAACTACAGAATTTTCTGAATCCGGTTCTGATAAATCTTCATCAGAATCAATAACGTGGGTTCCAGATTCCTCGGATTCACCAGAATCCTCAGTTGCTTTTTTCTGCTGTTCTCTGTCTTCTTTTAGAAGATCGTAAATATCTTCAGCTCTCATACCGACATATTTCTCTTCGAACAATCCCATTCTGCTTCCATCTGGTTGTTTTGGCCACTCGAATTGTCCAGGAACTACTTCTTCATTTAAGATTGGATTGATTGCGTAATCTGCTGCATAGTTCCAAAGTAAAGGATTTCTATTTCCTCTTCTGGTCATGTGATCACCTACACAATGTAGAATCTCGTGGCATAAAACAAATCTGATAGCTGCGTCCGATTGGCTTAAAACGAAATCCGGATGATATTGAATGTTTAGACCGTTAGTACACATAGTTGTGTATCTTGGATCAGAACTTCCGTAGATGTTTAATTTTGCTAGTAGCTGAGCGAAGAATCCTTTCTTAGAATTGATCCATAAAAGATTTCTATTTACTTTTACTCTTGCTTGATTTTCTTTATCAGCATCTCCCTCAAAAAGTTCGTAACTGTTTTTCTCGACCACATATTGGCCAAATTTTTCAATTACTTTAATTCCTTTAGTAGAATTTCTGTTTGATTCTAGGGTAACATGAAACTTAGCAAACGAGTCTATGATATCGGTATGTATTTTCTTAAATTCCATTAGCTAGAAATTATACTAAACCTTTATCTTTCATTCCACCTTTTACCATCATTGCTGCTTCAATTCTAAGCTTTCCTTCCGGTGTATCTTTAATTTTTAGTGTTTCTTCGTTTACTCCAAATTCAGGATATTTTTCTTTGATTCTAGCATAAACCCATGATAGGATTTCAAGATTGCTTAAACCTTGGTAGTATTTCATGATATTGAATAGATCCTGATCTGTTGCTTTTCCTCCTGACATTTCTTCAGCTTTTCTTAAAGCCATTTCAAATACTCCATAAGCTACTGAAGAGAAATCTGCTCCTTTTGAAAGTGGTTTAGCTTTTTCTGGATTCTTAACAATATCTTCCAAATCTCTATCTGAAATTCTTCTAATAACATCAAGATAAGCTTTTAATTTACCTGCCGCTGATGGACCGATAGCATCTGAGTAGATGTTGTAGATCGTATCTGTTGGTAGGTCTCTCCAATTTGTAGCTCCCTCGTCTTCCATTTCATCCTTAAGAGATGCTGCTGCATCTGTCCAAGATCTAGGGGTTGGGAATTTAAGAGTTGCTTTTTCTGTATCTAAGTAGTGGAATAATTCTGGATTTCTTTCTACGAATCCAACAATTTCTGGTTCGAAATCCCCTGGTTTTGATTTAGCCCATTTAGACCAAGATTCAACGTCAGGAACAAAGTTAACGATATTGAATCTGTCTGCCATAGCAAAGTCAAATTCTGCAACTTCTCCAGATCCGCTAACGTCTTCTGGTCTGTTACCAGCTGCTACGATAACCCATTTATCAGGTAATTGATAAGTTCCAACTCTACCCATTTGAACGAACTGCATGATAGCATTCAAAATATATTTGTTTGCTCTGTTCATCTCGTCCATGAATATAAATCCACCTTTACCTTCTGGTCCATTGTCCGTAGGTAAAACGATAGGAGGATTTGATCTTGTTATTCCTTTACCTGCAGAAATTAATCTTCCTTCTTCTCCATATTTAGGTTCTTCAATATCAACAACTTTAGGTATTCCTAAAAAGTCTTCCGGTGACATAAATTGCAAGTCTAAGTTAAGCATAGGAACTCCGGCTGCTTGAGCTGCTTGACCAACGATTTGGGTTTTTCCTATACCTGGAGCTCCGTAGATGAAGATAGGTTTTGCTCTACCTCCTCTTTGTTTAGATCTGTAAAGTTTACCTAACATGCTCTTAAGTTCAGTAGCGTCCACGTTTCTAACTGTTTGATCTTCTCCTGTATATTCCAGAGGAACTTGAGCTTCATCTAGGTCAGATATTAAAGACTCATTGACAGGATTCATCTTTGCAAATTCTGTTCCTTTATATAGATTATTAATCTGAGAAACTATATTTCCGTTTGCTGGGTCAAAATAAGTAACTGAAGGTGTTCCTTTTTTTGGACCTGCAGGAATCATTTTGATAATACCATCTTTGATAGCCTTTGCGATTCTAGCTATCCATCCACCGGCTTTAGAGAGAAAATCTCCAAATCTTGATTCGTTTGTTGTGCTTCTGTTGTTTACATAATCATCGAAGCTAAATACTCTTTTTCCCATTTTGGTTTTATTGATTTTTTAATTTTTAATTTGGGATATATATCAACAAACAAAAACGAATTATGAAAAACATTAAATTTTTTGAGGACTTTAATTCCGAAGTTCCATCCCAAGAAATCCACGAAGGACACGGAGAAATGCAGAACTACATGTTCTTTCAAAATCTTCACACGCTTAAAAATGCAATTGAAGAATTGATTGAATTAGATCCTGTTAAAGTCGATGGTATTCTTGCAGACGGTCACGGATGGGCTTTAGATCACATTGCTACATCAGTAGATGACGTTGAGGAGGTTTATCACTTCTTATCTAACTCTATTGAAATGGGACATGAAGGGGAAGAACACGGGGAAGACCACGAAGAAGGTCACGAAGAAATGGGGATGGAAATCCAAGTTTCACCAGACGAGGTAGAAGTTGAAACTGAAGACGAAGACGAAGAAGACGAAGACTAATTAAAAATGCCAGATCAGCCAAGCATACTAGGGGATGGAAACATCCAAGTTAAATATGGTCCTGAGATGGAAAATATTTACCCCTTTCTTACCACATTATCTGGTGAGAAAAGGGTTCTCTTTATTACCACTAGCAATCGTGGTGAATACATTTCAAGCAAGGGAGAAAAACCAAAATCGACTAGACTCGCAGAGCACTTAGCAGATCTTCTAAAAGAAAAAGGAGTAGAGGTAGTAACAATGGATGCTGCCAAACTTAAAATCTACAATTGTCTTGGATGTGTTAGTGAGCTGAAGGGGAATATGTGTGGATCTCCTAAATCTAAATTAAAGGATCCTGAAAAAAATCCCCATGGTCATTTGAAATGCTGGGCCTCTCTGGATCATAAAGACGACGAATTATGGAAAATAGCAAATGAATTGTATAACTCTGATGCTGTTATATTCTTTGCTTCCAACAGATGGGGAAATCCAAATGCAATTTATCAAAAATTAATCGAAAGACTTGACTGGATAGAAAGCTCTTATACAACATATAATGGCCAAAATACAGTTAAAAATAAAAAAGCAGGAATGGTTCTGCTAGGCCAAAATTGGAGAGTTCAAGAATCTTTAGAGGTTCAGTATCACGTTTTGAATTTCTTCGGATTTGAAACACCCGAAGAACTATTTATGGGATGGCAATTCACTAGAGATACAGACGACGAAGAACAAAGATCGTACCAGGAATCTTCAAGTTCTTTTGAACAATCTTGGGGGATGGAAATTCCAAACAAAGAAGAAACCATTAAAAAAGAAGGTGGTTTGGTTAAAGAATCCACCGAGAGTAAATTTACTAACGTCAAGGTTTCAGACTTTAGCAGTTTTATATCTAAATTAAACTGGAAATAAATGATCAGAAAAGATACTCATATCTTTAAGGTCAAAGTCGACGGAAGTGAGGATCCTCACATCATCAAAGACATTTATATTACTGAACCTGGGCATATTCTAGTTTCAGTTTACAACGAAAAAAAGAAGGTGTGTACTAATTACACCGTGTCTAAAATTCAGGAAGTTCTTCCTGACAAAATCAAAATTATTAAGAATTAAAGATCTGGTAAACCACCAATCTTTTTAGCTCTATTCTTATAGAGAGTGTAGATTTCTTGTTTCTTGTTAGCAGGAACAATTCCTTTAGCTATTCTATCATTTAAGAATTTGATGATCATTTCTTGAAAAGGTCTTTTTCTAGTTTTTGCCTCTGCATAGATTCCATGTAGATTAGCATCAACCTCATCTTTTAGTTTATAGTACTTATAATAGTTTTCTGGATTTGATTGGATTTTAATCCTCTGAGCATAATTTCTCTTCATTGCCTTAGCAGGAATAGTATTCCATCCTCTCTGGGTTAAATGCTCTATCTCATGTCTGATTAAATTTCTCAACTCTGGTGCAAGTTCTACATAACATTGAGGTTCAGTAGCAGGATTTACAGTAAGTTCAATATAGAGAATTGCTGGGTCCTCGTCTGCATTACCGTCCAGAATAAAAGATTCGGTGTATGTAGGAGCTTCGTCCCTTACGATAACCAATTTAACAAAGACGTCAAGATTTGTACCCGGATCTAAATAGTTTCCAACGTCCAAGAATTGCATGTCGTCTATTAGAGTTTCAAAACTTGGAACATCGTCTTTTTCGGTGTACCTAATTTTTACTCCTTCATATTCACCATTTGGTGTATTACTATCTTTTATGAGTTTCATAGCATCGGCTGAAATTTGACCAACTAATCTGTCATACTTTCCTTCGAAAAGAAAACCCTCAGATTCGGAAATAAAATCAGCAAAAGACTTAGTGAAACTCATCCAATTTTTTAATTTTAAAAATTAAAGATTCCATGGCTCCCGGATATTTTCCGTTGTCGCTAGATCTCTCTGGATATTCGGTTAAATAAGGATCTTCTAATTTCACTTTCTTACCTTTATGATTAGAAACGGTTTTATCCTCGTAGTAAAGAAGATCTAAATCCATTAGGGATCCAAGCATTTTATCAACTTCAAAATCTTCTTCTTCTAAACCGGTTAGATTTATAAACATTTCTATGGCATATTTCGGATCTATCCAACCCATCCCAGAAGTAACTATATCAATGATATTATCTGTAGCGGATTTAGGATCCATAGATTCGTTCAAAAACTCACCATATTCTTTAATATTGATTCCCATTTTTATAAAAGTTTTTTTGCTTCTTCGAAATCTTCTGCAGTTAAATTCCATCCAGCTATTTTTTCTTTGATGAATTTCTTAGCTTCTGGATATGTTGCGTCAGTGTTATCTTTTAAATATGCTAACAATTTTTCTCTAATCGCCGGATGAATTCCTTCAGATTCTAAAATTTCTTCCGGAAACTCAAATTCTAAGCTTTCGGTTGTCAATTTAATTTCTGATAAAATCTTTTTCAATTCCTCCTGGACTTTTATTTTATCTCTTCTAGATGCTCCTCCTTGACCGATGAAAACATTAAATTCTTCGATCATATCATCGGTTAATTCCTCATCCAGTTCAACTAATGGTTTTTCTGAATTTTCCCAATCGTCTGTTCCAAATCCTATTTCCATCACCGGAACGTCGTTAGCAGCAGCTTCTATTCCCATTGAATCTGGATCTTGGTATTCTTGAGCATCTTCGTCCCAAATCTTGTAATTTTCCTCGAACTCCGGAGAGGTTGAATCAAAATAGAAAATGTAGTTTTTACCTGTTTTTTGATCTTTTAATGTTGCAAACTCAAGAAAATCTGTAGATGTTAATTTTAAGTTGTGCTTGGAGGGATTGATTCCTCTAAGATCCTCAACTTCTCTATAATCATCTTCTCTGTACCCGGGAGGGAGGTTTCCGGATGGAGAGGTAGTTACACCAAATAAGTCTGCCTCGTTATTTTTTAGATGAAATTCATCGAAAGATAAAATTTTTGCCATTGATTTAAATTAATTTGTTTATATATCCCAGTCACATCAAAATCTTTTGTTTGAAATATTTCAATTATTTTTTAATTTTAAGAAACTTTTCTATAAAAACCATCTAAAAGAATTACTTATATTCCCTGGAGAAGTATCTATTATTATCTAGGAGCCGCCGTTAAGGTCTCAACAAAAAACCCAAACTCGAAAGTCTGGGTTTACATAAGGTCTATTCTTCTTATTTTAAACTTAGAAGGTATTTAGTTTGATCTATCAGACTCAAAATTTCCTGAATTATATTAAAGATTTCCGGATCTTTATTTTCATCGAATGCAGAGATACATTCTTCTCTGTAACAAACATCTAAATGAGCTATGAATCTAGGAAGTCCGTCTGGGGATTCTGGAGAATCGTAGTTATCTAATTTTAATGTTCTTTCCGAATCATTAAAAACGGGTCTACCATATTTTCCCATGATTGATTCTATCAAAGTATCTGAGATTTCAATAAACTCTTCAAAGAAATTATCTAAAGCTTTGTGCTCGGAATATGAATTGGTCTGCCAATGCAAAAGTTTTGCTTGAGTCATATTTTGAAGAACCCTACTTGCAACCTGGCTTGTTTTAGAGCTAGGGGTTTGGGTCTTATCTGGAGCTGCACTAGGAGTTTTGGGAATACTAATAGGTTTTAGAGGGATAATTTCCGCATCAGTCTCTACCTCCGGACCTTTGGGTTGTTCTGGGTTATATTTTCTTTTACCTGCAGGTTCTATAATTTCACCAAAGGCACTTAGATTTAATACGTTGTCCGCCATATATTTTTTTTCTTTTTTGTTATATATCAAGTACGACCGAAATTTTTTTAAAAATGCCGTATATTAAATAGAAATGGAACAGATGTTTGACGAATGGAGAAGTCTAGGTGATCGTAAGAAAATTGATCCTATGAAACACCTAGCAGAATGGACTTTAGTAAATCCTGACTACAAGATTTACATTGGTTGTGACTCAAGTAATATGGGTGACAAGACCACGTATGCTACCGTAATTGTTCTACACAAGGAGAATAAAGGTGGACACGTTATCTACAGCAGAAAGTCGGAGCCCAGAATTAAATCCAGATATGAGAGATTATGGAAAGAAGTTGAACTCAGTGTTTCTGCTGCTCATCTGTTAGAAATGTGGGGATTCGGAAAACCGGACTTCATTGATATTGATTTAAACCCAGATCCTAGATACCAATCTAATACTTTACTAGCTTCTGCAGTTGGTATGGTGGAATCACTTGGAATCAAGGCTAGATGGAAATCTAAATCACCTTGGGCAATTTCTATTGCTGACTCAATTTGCAGATAGGGGAATATATAGTTTAAATCCATTAAAAAACTATGGAATTAAACAAACCAGATCTTGATTTTTCCAATCCGCAAGAAGTCTTTAATACTACAGATAGAATAATCACAAATATAAAATCTCTAGAAAAGGAATTAGAAGCTATCCAATCTGCTTGTCCTCATCCAGACTACACGGTTAAAAATTTTAACATCCATGGAAATAATAATTTTTCTGTGAAGAAAGTTTGTGATCTGTGTCAAGCAGATATTGGATACCCAACCCAAGAGGAAGTAAATTCCTGGATTAGATCCTAATAAAATGAATCATTATGGATCATCTGATCTATAATAAAGAAATATAATTATGACTGAAAACAATATAATTGGAGAGAACTTATTGGGAGATATCTTATACACTCCTCCTAAAATTTCAATGGGACCTATCGATGACGATGATATTGATGATGTTCCAAGCTACAAATCTAATCCAACCTCTTCAACCACTCCTGCCCTAGATTCTTTTAGCAGGGATTTAACAGCTCTAGCTGCAAAGGGAGAACTTGATCCAATTGTAGGAAGAGATTCTGAGATCGAAAGAGTTTCTCAAATTCTAGGTCGTAGGAAAAAGAACAATCCAGTTCTAATAGGGGAACCCGGGGTTGGTAAATCAGCAATTGCCGAAGGACTAGCACTTAGAATTTTCCAAAGAAAGGTTTCTAGAAATCTACTAAATAAGAGAGTAGTTAGTTTGGATATGGGTCTAATTGTTGCCGGAACTAAATACAGGGGTCAGTTTGAAGAGAGAATGAAGTCCATTATGGATGAGCTAAGAAAAAATCCAGATGTAATTATTTTCATCGATGAATTGCACACTCTAGTTGGTGCCGGTGGTTCATCAGGATCTTTGGATGCTTCTAACATGGTAAAACCTGCACTAGCAAGAGGGGAATTTCAATGTGTTGGAGCAACAACTCTAAATGAATATAGACAGTATATCGAGAAAGACGGAGCACTAGAAAGAAGATTTCAAAAAGTTATCATTGAAGCTCCAACTGCAGACGAGACAATTATAATTCTAAACAATATCAAGGCTAAGTACGAGGATCATCATAATGTTCAATACACTGACGATGCTATCATCAATTGTGTTAAGTTAACAGAAAGATACATTACCGACAGAAACTTCCCAGACAAAGCTCTAGATGCTTTAGACGAAGCGGGTAGCAGATCTCAATTAACCCAAGTTAAGGTTCCTGATGCATTGGTTAATTTAGAGAAGAATCTAGAGAAAACTACAGAGGAGAAAAAGAAGTGTGTTACCAAACAGGACTATGAAGGAGCTGCCAAATATAGAGATCTGGAAAGAAAGATTAAAGCTGGCATCGAATCGGAAACTAAAGCCTGGGAGCAAAAGCTAAAAGAGAAGAAGAAAATCGTAGACGGTGAAAAAGTTGCTGAAGTAGTTTCTTTGATGACTGGGATTCCTCTACAAAAGATCAGTCAGGACGAAAACGAAAGACTTGCTAAAATGGCTGAAGCTTTAAGAGATAGAGTTATTGGACAAAATGAAGCAGTTGAAAAAATATCAAAGGCAATTTTAAGAAATAGAATCGGTTTAAAAGACCCAAATCGTCCAATCGGATCATTTGTTTTTCTAGGACCTACCGGAGTTGGTAAAACCCAATTGGCTAAGGAATTGGCTAAAATGGTATTCGGTGATGCCGATGCAATGATTAGAGTTGATATGTCCGAGTACATGGAGAAATTCAATTCAACCAAATTGATTGGAGCTCCTCCAGGATATGTTGGACACGAAGATGGTGGTCAATTAACAGAGAAAGTTAGAAGAAAGCCATATTCAGTAGTTCTATTTGACGAGATTGAAAAGGCCCATCCGGATATTTTCAACTCTCTATTACAAATTCTAGACGAGGGTATGATTACCGATGGATTAGGAAGAAAGATTAATTTTAAAAATTGTTTAATCATCTTGACTTCTAACGTTGGTCAAAGAAAGGCTGCCGAATTTGGAGGAGGTGTAGGATTCAAATCTTTAGATAAGAGCAATGTGGAAAAAGAATCAAAGATCACGATCAGAAAAGAATTGGAAAAAACTTTCTCTCCGGAATTTCTAAACAGAATAGATGAAATTATAAACTTTAATTCTCTAACTCAAGATGATCTAATTAAGATTATAGACGTTGAAATTAAAAAGATGACTCCGAGATTTGAAGATCTAGGGTTTAAATTAGTCATCTCTAAGGATCTAAAAGAAAAGATAGCAGAAAGAGGATATGACCCCAAATTTGGAGCAAGACCTCTGAAAAGACTTCTTCAAAAATATATCGAAGACACTATTGCAGAGCTCTTTATCCAAAAGAAAGTTGAATCAGGTTCTAAGATTACTCTATCCCTAGATTCTTCCAAAGATGCTGAGATCGAACCCCCAGTAAAGGTAAGAATCACAAATCCAAAAAAGGGCTCAGAAGAGTAATATATAGAGCATGATTTTTATAGATTTAAAGAAGGAGAAATCTCTGGATTCAGCTTTAAAGAAGCTAAAAAATAAATTTTCTGAACGTAAGACAAAAGACGAACTTAACGAGAGAAGAGAATTCACCAAACCATCTGTGAGAAGAAGAAATCAAATAAGAGACGCAAAGTATAGGCAATCTATCCGTACGTCCGAGATAAATTAAATTTGAAAAATATAATTCTATATGAGGAATTTTCCGACGGATTGAACCGTTTGAGATCGATTTTCGAATCTCTAGAATCAAATCCTATTGCTAACATAGAGGTTTATAACCGAAATATGGAAGCATCCTATCCGGATAAATTATTCTTTTTAGATATTATAAATCCGGATGTTATCGTAGATTTTGGGTGTGCAGACGGAACGATCCTTTCCAAGATGAAGGAGAAAAATCCAGATGTTAAATTGATAGGATACGATCTTAGTAAAGCTATGCTTGCTAAAGCAAGAGCTAAACTAGGACCAGACGTTTTATTAACCGATTCTTGGAGTGAGGTTCAATCTGAATTGGAATCTTATGATAAACCAGCTCTTGTATTATCTTCGGTAATTCACGAAGTTTATTCTTATTCTCATCCTAAAGAAGTTAAAAAATTCTGGGAGGATAGAGTATTTGGTGGAGACTTTAAATGGATAGTAATCAGAGACATGATTCCTTCTGTTGAAATGAGTAGAAAAGAAGCATCCGAATTCCAGGACGATGTTGACAAAGTTAAATCTGCGGCAGATCCAAAATACTTAAAGTCTTACGAAGAAAAGTGGGATGATATTGGAAGCAGCTATAAATTCTTAGCTCACTTTTTACTAAAATATAAATTCACAGATAACTGGACTAGAGAAGTAGCAGAAAACTATCTTCCTCTTTCTCTTGAAACTCTATACAAGAAAATACCTCCGGGATATGAAATTATTTTTGAAGATAATTTTGTTCTTCCCTATCTAAAAAAAGAAGTCAAAAAGGACTTCGATGTAGACATTAAGCACACTACACATGCTAAAATGATTATAGAAAATAAAAATTTTGAAAAATGAAAAATCTAGCACTCTATGAATCTTTCACCGAATCTTTAAACGAATCAAGAACAAGAAAGAATCTAATGCACGAACTTCTTAACATTCCAGAAGATAAAAAAATCTCTGACATTTATAAGAGCGGTAAGAAATTAGCAGAAGAATTGGTTGCAGCAATCAAGAAGAGCAACATAGTTCCAGAAAAAGAGGTTCAGAAAAAAGCTACCTCGATGCTAGCCTTTGTTGGTAACTGGCCTAATGATCCTAAGAATTCCGTTTTTGATGTTGCTCTGAGACACGTCAAATCTCTCTTTTAAGAAACTTATCTTTCTTTTCCTGGTATAAATCAAATATGATCAAAGATTCAGACATAGTTTTTGTTACCCCTTCTTTATCCACTAAATGGATAAATTATCAACAGAGTATATTAAAATCAAATTTTCCTGAAAGTTCCTTCATTGTCGTCGACGGAAGAGGGGGATGGCCAAAGTCCTGGTTTCTTTGGATAAATGAGGTTAAGAAAACAAATCAAAAATGGTATATCCATATCGATGAAGATTGCTTCATCGAAAATAAATCTGAAGTAATTAAACTCCTTGAAAAAATGGAAATGGAAGATATTGGGATTTCTGCTATTTCTGAAGCATATTGTCATTTCAGAGGAAACAATCCAGTAGCTTTCAACTCTTTCTTTTTGGCTGGTAGGGTTGAAGATTTGCAGCATGTCAATTTAGATATTAAAAATATCGATTTCAAATACGATGGACAAAATTGGAAGAATTCTTTAGGAATTCATTTTAAGAAAGAATATTTGGATGATTTCATATATCCTCACGATAAAATCTGGCCTCATGATAATATAGAATCTGAATGCGAACCTTTTTATCTTTTCTGCTGGCTGATGAAGGAGAACAAAATAAAAATTCATTATCTTTACCCTTACTTTGATTCCAGATTTAAGTCAACCAATCCAAGGATTGAGAAAGATTCTCCTGACATAGCAATTCACATGTGGTACACTAGATTGTGCGACAGTCCTATGGACGTACACGGTCTTCCTAATAATGAAAGATATCGTAGATTGGAAGATTACCTTAATTCTAAATAAATTCTAAATAAATTTGGATCTTTGATACATATTTTATATGCCAAAGAAAAAAATTAAGGAGGGGGAACTTTCTAGAAGAGAGCAAATGCTCATGAAAGAAAATGCTATCATCAAAGGAAAATTAGGATTTGCCCTTGGTGTATTGGAAACTGTTCAAATCTTAACTAGAAACGTAAGTCCTGAAATACTAGAGAAAAATCTGGAGCATCTGAGATTGACAATCCCGAGATCTCTAGAGGACCTTAGATCTGGTCTTTAATCAACTTTAATCAGTTTAATTGTAGCACCTTTATATCCCTCTGCTTCTTTAGCAAGAGTTAAATTTTCTTGGCTATCATCAAAGAAAGTCAAATGCTTAAATCCTAAATCAATTAAATCTTTTATTGCTTCCTTTTTTCTATCTGCAATGGTTCCTTTATAACCATACTGAGGATCACTTATAGCAATTACAAGTTGTGGATGTATGTCAATCCCATTTTCTAAAAAGAAGTCCCTCACGAGCTTGCTAGAGCTTCTAGCAGTCACAATAGCAACAGGGATTCCTCTCTTATAGTAGCTTTTGAGCTTGTTAAATATCTCATGGATAAATCTTCCCTGTCTTAGAATTTCAGGGTTTAGAAAATCCCCAAAATCCAGAACGTGCTTAGATGGTTTAGATTCGAATGTGTTGAATTCCTGAGGGGTTAAGGACTTGATAATTTTCCCGGTTTTTCTGTCTACAATTTTTATCTTTGCATCAGTTCTGACAATAGTATCATCTAAATCAAAAATAACTAATCTGTTACCGGTATCTATTCCTTTAATTTCTATCACTCTTTGGGATAATTTCCCTTATATATTTTTAAATTTTAACTTTTACGATTCTAGTTTTATCTGAGATCTTCCTTTCTTCTAAGATTTCATATTTTAGAGTTGTTAATCCATCCGAATTTATTTTTTCCATCGCATTTTTTTGCCCTTCAGGGGAGCTAAATGAGAAATATTTTTTAAGATTCTCGTCATATAAATCTTTGACAATATTTCTTTCGTGAGCTAACGATCTATATCTTCCATTTTTCCTAGATGTTGGGATCCCATTTAAAATGCATCTCAACATAACGTCGTCATCCTCTGCTCCCCACCCCCAGTAATCGTTAGAATATCCATTTGCCTTGATAAAGGAATGCTTATCGAAAATGGTAACCCCTCCGAAATACTTATGGTAAGGGAGTTTGTATCCAAATTGCTCCGCTTCAGCTGCTAAATGGGTTGGATTCGGGGTATAAGTATAATCCGATGTTATTGGTAACATATCAACGTCATGGAAACAATAGTAATCTGCAGAAGGTGATTCAAGTGCTCCGACGTTTAATAATTTTCCTCTGTTGAAAGGTTTATCGTCCTGTTCAACAATTACAATCTCGTAATCCAAATCCCTTAAGAATTCTGAATTCTCCATATGGGGAACAAATTTTTTTAAATGTTCTTCTCTGTCCCTATATGGAACTATGATAGATAATTTTTTAGACATCAGATATTTTAGTTCATACTTTTGTTAAAGTTTCCGAAACATTATTCTTCTTCCCCGGTATAATTTTAAATTATTCTATGATTTATTTTAGAAGCATCGGCTACATGGGAAGGCTTGGAAATCAGATGTTCCAGCTTGCTTCAACAGTAGGAATAGCAAAAGAAAGAGGATTTGGTGCCGGAATTCCTATTGAGAATTGCACCAGAAAAATTGGAAGCGGACCAATTGACGTTAAAACCGGATTACAGACGAATGTTAAGTGCGATCTTTTAGATTGTTTCAATATCCCGTCAAAATATTTAATTCCGTTCAGTGAGGTAAAACCTCAGTACATTTACTACGAGGGGGATTTTAAATTCAATCCTCAGGTTCTATCTTTGGAACCATATACAGATTTATCTGGATACTTTCAAACCGAGGAATATTTTAAAAAATATAGGGAAGAAATTCTAGAAATCTTTACTTTTAAAAAAGAAGATGAAGAAGAAGCAAGAAATTTTCTATTAGAGAAGGTTCATTCTCTATCATCAAATAAGAATGTAATTTCTATTCACGTAAGAAGGGGGGATTATACGCTATATCCAAACCATCATCCGGTTTGTTCCGATGACTATTATAAATCTGCAATTGAAAAATTCGATCTAAAAAATTCTGTGTTTCTAGTTTTTTCTGACGATATCGAATGGTGCAAGAAAAAATTTGAAGGAGACAGTTTTATATTTTCAGAAACTAACAATCCATATGTGGATCTTGCAATTATGACAATGTGTGACCATCACATTATTGCAAACTCTTCTTTTAGCTGGTGGGGTGCCTGGTTAAATAGATCTAAGGACAAGAGAGTTATAGCTCCTTCCAGATGGTTTGGTCCTTCTTTACCTAAAGACACGAGTGACATATATTGCGAGGGATGGGAAATAATATGAGCAACAACTTCTTTTCCATAACGATAAACACCTTTAATCACGAGAATTGGATAGAGGGATGTCTATACAGCTGTTTAAACCAGGATTATGATAACTTTGAAGTTATCGTTATAGACGACATTTCAACCGATAAGACTTTTGAGATATGCTCCAGGATACAAAAAGAATTTCCAGGAAAATTAAGAGCTATAAGAAATGAGAATAAAATATTCTCGCAGGTCCGAAATATTCTAGAGCTCACTCTTCTTTCTAAGGAAAATTCTATAGTGGTTTCTGTCGATGGGGATGATTGTTTAAAAAACAACCAGGTTCTAAAAAAACTAAATGAGGTCTATAATTCCGGAGAAGTCTGGATGACCTATGGAAGATATGAAGAATATCCTTATAACGACGTTTCTGGAAGTTATTATGCTTACCCAGATCATATAATACAAGGAAATTTATTTAGGGAATACAGATGGATGGCTTCTCATCTAAGAACTTATAGAAGAGAATTGTTTTTGAAAATCAAGGAAGAGGACTTTAAATTACCCGATGGTGAATGGCTTGACGTAACAGGGGATCAGGCATTTATGCTTCCAATGTTGGAGATGTCAAAAGAGAGAAGCAGATTTATTCCTGATATTCTTTATGTTTATAACGTAGCTAATCCCACAAGGGACGGAGCAACTAAAGTTCATAGACAAGAAGAGGTAGCAAGATACATTAGATCAAAAGAAAAATACACCAGATTAGAAACATTAAATGAAAGATAAATTTTTTATGGCTATTCTTTCTCATAAGGGAAGTAAGCACAGGGATGAACAAAAAAAACATCTCCTAGAAACAAACAACGGTGATATTATATTCTATTATTTTATAGGAGATTTAAATCTAGACTCGGAATATAAAGTAGACGAAGAGAACAAAATAGTCTATCTAAAAGTTCCTGATAACTACGAATCTCTTCCCTTAAAAACACAAGCAGCTGTTTCTTTTGTGAATGAAAATTATTCCGACTCGATTAAAGGAATGATAAAAACAGACGATGATATAGAACTGGATATCGAAAAGATTTATTCTTGCCTTTCTATTCACGGAGATAAAGATTATTTTGGAATAGTTACACAGATAACTAACCCTGAAAACGTATCGACCTGGCACATGGGAAAATGTGAATCCGCAGAGATGAATAGAACCCCAGTAAGAGTTCCTCTTTGTACCTATTGTGGTGGTGGAGGATATTACTTAAGTAAAGAATCTATCTCTAAAATTTCCCAATCAAAGGAAAAATATTCCACCATGGTATTTGAAGACGCAGCTACCGGATACGTTTTAAATTCATTTGGAATCTATCCAACGTTTATTCACATGGGACAGAATGGATTCGATTGGCCTAATATGGTACCTCCTTCTCCTCCAGAATCTAAGGTTCAAGTCAATCCAATGTTAATAAGATAAGATGATATCAATTTGTATACCTTGTTACGAGATGCACGGGAGAGGAAAGGATTTTCTAGACTTTAATTTGGAAAAAATTAAAGAACAGACCTATCAAGACTTTGAAGTTGTAATTTCAGACCACAGCCAAAACGAGGAGATTAAATCTGTATGCGAGAAATATTCATCATTGGGTATGGATGTTAAATATTTTAAAAACGAAAATAATAGGGGGAATTCCTCTAGTAATATTAATAATGCAATTTCTAATTCTACTGGTGAAATAATTAAAATTATTTTCCAGGACGATTTTCTATATCACATTAATTCTCTAAAAGAAATAAGAGATTCTTTTTCTTCTAATGATATAGACTGGCTGGTAACAGCTTCTTGTCACACTACAGATGGAATTAACTTCGAGAGATTTTATTATCCAAGATATACAGAAGACATTATGACGGGGAATAATTTAATAAGCTCTCCGAGTGTTTTAAGTTTTAAAAATACCGGAGATGTTTGGTTTGACTCAAATTTAATCTGGCTAATGGACTGCGATATGTACAAAAGACTCTATATGAGATATGGGGATCCTTTCTATTTAAATCGAATTAATGTTGTTAACAGAACTTGGGAAGGTCAGTATAATAATCACATCCCTTGGGAAAGAAAAAAATGGGAAATAGAATACGGGAGACATAAATACTAATAATATATAAAATAAAATGAATAATTTAGAACAAATTTACCTTAATAAATGCGCTACTGCATTAGACATCAACGAGCATTTACCTACTTTAAGGAGATACACAGAAGAATGCGACGTTGTTATCGAAATGGGGGTTAGAAGCATAGTTTCAACCTGGGCTTTTTTACTAGGGCAGCCAAAAAAATTAATCTCTGTGGACATCGTTCATCCTAAAACTTATATCAATCATGACCCGTCTGGATGCAATTTAGATTTGGTTTATGAAATTGCAGAAGAGAGAGAAATTGAATTTGAATTTATAGAGTCAGATACCTTAAAAATGGATCCCATTGAATGTGATTTTTTATTCATCGATACCCTTCATGATTACGATCAACTAAAGGAAGAATTAAGAATCCATTCGCCTTCTGTTAAAAAATACATAGGCCTTCACGATACAGAAACTTTTGCAATCAAAGGAGAAACCCCAGGAAAAGAAGGAATCTGGAGAGCAGTGGAGGAATTCCTATCTGAAGGAGAATGGAGAATTGGAGAAAGGTTTACAAACAATAACGGACTTACTATTCTATCTAGGATTTAATGAACAACCCCCGAAATAAGATATGCTTAAACTAGAAAACGTAACTCTCATAGCTTTAACAAGCGTTAGAATCCCTCAGACAATAAAAGCTCTGGAATATAGTTGCAGGGGAATCCAATTTGGAGATGTTAAATTAGCTTCCGATATAAAACCAGAAAATTTACCTGCTTTCATAAAACATGAGTATACCGAAAGAAGTTCAAATATTGATGAGTGGAATTATAATATAATTTATAATCTATCCAAACATATAGAAACAGATTATGCAATTCTCATTCACGATGATGGTTTTATAGTAAATCCGGAATCTTGGAGGAATGAATTTTTAGAATATGATTACATAGGAGCTCCTTGGGCTTTACCTTCAGATGATTATTCGTACCGTGATATAAATGGAGAAATCGTTCGCCAGGGAAATAGTGTTTCTCTAAGAAGTAAAAAATTAATAGATATTCCAAATAAATTAAATCTGGAATGGAAGTCTTTCTATGGATTTACAAATGAAGACGGATTTATATGTGCGCATTATAGGCATAGGTATATAGAAGAAGGATGTAAATTTGCAGACATTGATGTTGCCAAATACTTCTCACACGAAACAATGATACCAGAAATAGAAGGAATAAAACCATTTGCATTTCATAGACACTTTGGTACCAATTCGATTTACCCTAATTATGGAAGATAAAGAATTGGTGATATCCGCTTATGATAAACCAATCGATTGGTTGTCGTTAATTGATGATAATGTTAAAAAAACAATTTATCGAAAGGGAAATGCACTCCCATTGTCTAGTGGTGAAATTTTAATTGAACCAAATATTGGCAGATGCGTACATAGTTTTTTCAATCATATTAAAAATAATTATTACAATTTATCCGATTATACATTTTTTGCTCAGGATTACCCATTTGATCATTGGGAAGATTTAATCTATGTTGTTAATGGTAATATTGAAACCTTTATAAATCGTTCAGCATTGAATATTGGTGGGTATTATGGATATCACTTTAATACTATTAAGGTTCCCTCAGAAAGAGGGGGGGTAATGCACACGATGCATCCGTCACAGCATCACGGGAAAGGTAATGTAATCTCCTGTTATAGCAACGGGATGCCTCATGACCACAATCCAAATATCAACGTTGATGTGTACTGGGATTTATTATTTGATGAACCCAGGCCAAATATGTATGAATTCATACCAGGGGGTCATTTCGGAATATCCAAAGAACATGTTCATTTAAGATCCCTTGATTTTTATATAAAAGTGACTTCTTTATTGGAAGAAAACGAAACAGCCCCGTGGTTAATTGAAAGACTTGAATGCTACATATTTAATTCAAAATACAAGACAAAATTATGAGTAAAGTACAAATAATTTCTATTTTTGATAAACATGAAGATTTTATTAAATTACAATATGAGAGTATTGTAAATCACGTTGAAGGAGATTATGAATACATTATTTTTAATAATGCTTCTGATGAATTGCAAGCAATTCAAAATAAAAAAATGTGTGAAGAATTAGATATCAAATGTATTAGAATTCAAGTTAACTACAACTTAGACCCATCAAATATTGCTGGGGCTGCTCTTAACGAAGCTTTTAGTTATTTTTCAGAAGAATCAGTTTTTAAAATTGATTCTGATATGTTTTTTATTTCAAATATTAACCTGACTGAACTTTTTGAATCTTCAGACCTGATATACATACCAAATTATGTTCTGGGCTTGGAAATCATGTGGAGTGGTGTTTTTGGGATAAATATGAAAAAAATTGATATCTCATTAAATTTTAAGCCAAGCGTTATACCACAAACAGACACGTTTGACCAGTCATCATTATTGACAAAAAATAACAAATATATTAAAAAAATATTTAAACTATATTCTATTCAAAATATAACGGATAATGTTGTTATTTCTTCTTTAAATAATGATTGTGGAATCTATATAAAGGACAATGAAATAATATTCAACGAAAAGCCAGAATATTATTCAGATAAAGAAACCTTGGTAAATTTAAATGATAAAATTTTGGGGATTTTAAATATTATGAAATTATATGAATTTCCAGTACCATACAATGTAGATATGATTGAAATTAACGGGGTTAATTTCATGTTTCATTTTAAATCCTCTAATTGGTGTCCCTGGTATACAGACCAATATGTTACACTAAAAAAAGACTCCTTAATAAAATACTTAAAAAATAATTAAATGAAGAAAAAAATAGCATTGGTGACAATGGCAAAAGATGAAGACTTGTATATTCAAGAGTGGATCGATTATCATTTGAAATTAGGATTTGATAGTATATTCATCTATCAAAACAATTGGAGATTTAATAGTGAAGACTTGGATGAAAGAGTTCATCTTTTAGAGTGGGATATAGATTCCCCAGGTGATATGGATAACACCCCATGGTTATCAAATAGAATTGCTATGGCTTACACTCATTTTGGAAAAACATATCACGATCAATTTGAATGGGCTGCTTTTATTGATGTCGACGGGTTTCTGGTATTGAAGCAAACGAACGATGTCAAAGAGTTTATTGCTAAATTTGACAACGTTCCCCAAAGACAAGTTGTAATCAATCTAGCACAATTTGGTGATAATGGTCATACCGAGTTTGATCCGAACAACGCAAGTGTATTGGAAAGATTTACTAAAAGATGGGGTAAACCTTATACTCACACCTACTATCATGTTGGACCAATATGCAAATTACACGAAAACTTTGATAAGCATGGGGTTCATATGGTACACGATGAAGAATGGATTGATGTAGATGGTGTAGTAGGCATAGGTACTTCAACTATTTTGAATTGCTCAAGAAAGGTATCATACGATACAGCACAACTAAACCACTATTATACAAAGACTCTACCAGAATGGCTTAATAAATGTAATAGAACTCGTCCAGAGGGTGATCAGTATAGGAGTACGATTGAAGGTTTTTTTGAACACAACCACAACGATGTAGAAGACTTTCATGCTTTAAACTTTTTTAGAAATCAACAAACTTTGTAGATTATGGATATTATAAATACAAATTTGAATGTGCAAAAGATTAGTGATCCGTATGATATATGGATTATTGATAATTTTTTAAAAGAACATACTTTGAAAGGTATTAAAGATGCATGGCCATCTTATGAAAATGATGCTTGGTATGTTGGACACCCTGAAATAGACGGTAAAAAGAATATATTAGAACAGGGTATGCTAGGAATTAGTAAAGTAGGGGAAATGCCTGAATTCATTAGCAATGTTATGAGTTATATCCACACAAAAGAGTTTACAGAAAGGATATCTAACCTTTTAAATTTACAAAACCTATTTCCAGATGAGCATATGAGATGGTCAGGTATGAGAACAATGCTTCCAAATTCATTCCAATTGATTCATAGTGATGCTAGAAAATCACCTAATTCAGGAATGCGTAAAGAGGTAACTTGTTTATTGTATCTGAATGAGAACTATAATAAAGAAAATGATGGCGGTTGTTTAGAAGTCTGGTCCGATGATATGTCAACTTGTATGCATGAAATTGAACCTATCTCAAATAGGTTTGTTGCTTTTTTAAACAGCGATACTTCCTACCATGGTGTACCAACTGTAAAATCAGAAAGAAAGTTAATTACATTCTCTATTTTAGCAAATGATAGTTCTACCGATCGATATAAAGCTCTATTCGTTGCAAGACCTACCGATTCTGTTGAAGTTGGAATCGAAGGTGTTAAAAGGTCACAAATAAAAGATATTAAAAAATAAAAATATGGAAGTAAAAAATTATCCTATATTCAAGGTTCATGTCGATGTAGATGGAGCTTTAGAAAATTTAAAAACGGTATTAACTAGTGGTTTTTTGAATGAAGGTGAGTGCGTAACACAATTTACCGATTTTTTAAATAATTATCTAAACCATAAAAATGTAGTTTTATTAAATAGCTGTACATCAGCACTTACGTTAGCATTAAAATTGGCTGGGGTTTCTCCTAATGATGAAGTTATTACGACGTCGATGACGTGTGTTGCTACTGTCACCCCAATATCTAATTTAGCAGCAAAAGTAGTTTGGTGTGATATTGATTACAAAACAGGAAACATAGACCCGTTGAAGATAGAGTCATTAATCACCAAAAAAACCAAAGCTATTCTGTGTGTGAATTGGGCTGGTATTCCGTGTGATTTGGAAATGCTACAAGCAATCTGCAAAAAACATGGCATCAAACTTATACAAGATGCAGCACATTCCTTTGGCGCAAAGTATAATGGAGAGTCCATATGCCACTATGCAGACTATACTTGTTTTAGTTTTCAAGCTATTAAGCATATAACTACCGGGGATGGAGGAGCTTTGATCTGCAAATCTGAACAGGATTTTGAAAGGGCTAAAAAATTAAAATGGTTTGGTATTGATAGAGATGCTACTAAAAATGAAAAGGGTGAGTGGAAAGGTCAGAGATGGGAAGTAAATATATTGGAAGCTGGATATAAGTTTCATATGAATAACGTATCGGCTGCTATTGGATTGTCCCAAATTCCCCATATTGATAACATAATACAATCTCACATCGATAATGCAAATATTTATGATAATTTATTTAAAGACAATCCACACATAAAACCTTTAAAAATTAATAAAAATACACAACCGACATATTGGGTATACACTGTAATACTGGATGAAAGTATTAATCGTAATGATGTTTTAGAAAAAATGAACAAACAAGGCATAGCTGCAGGGTTAGTACATATTCCATGTGATGGATATCAGTGTTTTGAAGATAGTAAAACAGACCTACCACATACAAAGTATTTTTACGAGCATCAGCTATCTCTTCCGTGTGGGTGGTGGTTAAATTCAGAAGATATTAATTTCATAACCAATACACTAATTAAAATTCTACACAATGAATAACATTCACAGTACTTCATTCATAGATCCATATATTCAGCTCGGAAAATTTAATCACGTTGGGAAAAATGTACAAATCAAGTACCTTGACGAAAATAACAAGCCATCCGTTGTAATCGGAGATAATAACATTATCAACGATAATACAAGAATCTTAATAGGGGAAAATCCACTGAGTATAGGAGATTGGAATGTTTTTCATAACGACATGCTAGTTATGGTTGGTAAAAAGATTGACATTGGTCATAATTGTTGGTTCGGTCAAAATACAATTTTAGATGGATCCGGAGGACTTTCTATAGCTAACGGGGTTAGAGTTGGAATGTATTCTCAAATATGGACACACGTTGCTAGCGGTGAATTAATAGAGGGATGCTTATTGTTTGGAGACAGTAAGACAAACATCGAAGACGATGTTTGGTTAGTTGGAAGCTGTACAGTTTCTCCAGGGGTTTGTTTAAGAAAAAAATCAGTTTTTTTAATAGGATCCATAGTAACAAAGGACTCGGAAATCGAAAAGGTATACTCAGGAACACCAGCCACTATTAATGATAAAATAAAAGCTTGGAAAGAGATCTATCCTGTTGATAAATTAAAAATGCTACTTGAATGGAGTGAGATTTTTTGTATCGGTAAAAAATACGAAATTGACAATCAAATCGAATCGGGATACTTTACCGTCAAATCTACCGAAGATAAAGAGATGTTAATTTTTTTTATCAATGGGGGATTTTCGATACCAAACGAATATGTTGTCAGTTTATTTAATGTATTGGACAAGACACTTACCAAAAAAAATAGTCTCTTAGAAAGAACATTTTATAAATCTATTTATAATAATAAAGCTAGATTTCGTATCATATAAAAATAAAAAATCATGAAAAATAAAAAAATACTCCTAATAGGAGGAAGCGGAGCTCTTGGAAAAACTCTAATAGGGCTCTATCAAAACGTGAATCAAATCAAAGTATTGAGTAGGGACGAACACAAACAAGTCAATTTAATATCTTCAGATTGGGTAAACAAAGAAAACGTTAGTTTTATGATCGGAGACGTTAAGGATAAAGATTGTATCCTAAACGCTATAGAAGATTATAGACCAGATATAATCATAAACGCAGCTGCGTTGAAGCACGTTCCTGTGTGTGAAATAAACCCATACGAATCGGTTAACGTGAATATAATTGGGCATCAAAACTTGTTAGAGGCTGTGAGACGTAGTAAGCATACTATAGAGACTTTGATTTATGTATCATCTGATAAAGCGTGTAAACCGGTAAACATCTACGGAATGTGTAAAGCAATCTCTGAAAGATTGTATATTGAATTTGCAAAAAAACAAACGGATATAAAAGTTTGCTTAGTTCGATATGGAAACGTTTTGGAATCTACAGGTTCTGTTATTCCATACTTTAAGCAGCTATTAAAAGATGGAGTAACAGAACTACCCATCACAGATTTACGTATGACAAGATTTTTATTAACACTGGAATCAGCAGCTAAGCTAATAGAATGGGCATACTACAGTCCCATATCACACGGTAAGATAGCAATACCTAAAGTACAATCATTTAAGATAATAGATATCGCAAATGCTTTAATATCAGAATATCATCCAAATTCAGACATTAAATTGAAAGTTGTAGGAATACGAAAAGGTGAAAAATTACACGAGGAAATGATATCTTCCGAAGAGTGGTTGCGTACTGAAGATCACGAAAACTATCTTATTACAGATGAAATAATTAGAGAAGAGGGGATTTCTTATAATTCCTATGACAGTGTGATGCACGAAGAGAAAGTTCATGATTTCTTAAAGCTTTGCGGTGTGATCTAATAATATAATGGGAGTAACAGAAATATACAACGGACAAAGATCAAGTAATTTACTAAGGAAAAATAGGATCTTATGATAACAACAAATTTAACAGGTAACTTAGGAAATCACATGTGGCAATATGCTGTATGTAGAGCCATATCCGAAAAACTTGGATATGAATGGGGGATAAATCCTTCTCCCTCGCATGACTATCACAATGGGATGAACCAAATGTATTTTATGGATGTGGATTTTGGGAAATTTCCAGAAGGTGAATTTGTAGACTTTCATGAAAAATGGACAACATATAGACACATAGATGATGTCAATATCACTTTTTTAGATCCTAGAGTTTATCAGATTCCAGATGGGACTCGAATGATAGGAGATAATGGAGCATTGGGAGGAATTTATCAATGTGAAGATTATTTGATAGAAAGGAAGGAAGAGATATTAAAATGGTTCAGCATCAGGAACGAATACAAGAATAAGTTTGATTTGGAGATGGAAAAAATGGGAATTGTTCTTGATGAAAATACCTGTGTTATAAATTTCAGAGGTGGAGAATATAGGGGCCTTAGTAATGTAATTCTAAGAAGAGAATATTGGAGGGACTCTATAAATCATATGCTTTCTCTAAATCCTCAAATGAAATTCGTAATTGTCACAGACGATCCGGGATGCGCTTCCTCGTTTATGCCATTTGACATTCCGACTGTACACGGAGAGATTGGATTAGATTTTTATACAGTTAATCAATCAAAATGGGTAATTTTATCCAACTCTACTTTTGGATGGTGGGCAGGATGGTTAAACACCAGGGCAGAAAAAATCATAGCTCCAAAATATTGGGCAAGACACAATGTTAGTGATGGGTACTGGGCAACTGGGGAATCTTATACCAGAGGATTCACATATCTTGATAGAGAAGGATCTCTATCTGACTACGAAACTTGTAAAAAAGAAGCTTTAGATTACTATAAATTAAAAAATATTATATGAGAATTTTTGACGGATTTTGTTTCTTTAACGAGCTTGACATACTAGAAATTAGATTAAATACCCTGGATCCCCATGTTGATTATTTTATAATAGTAGAATCCTCCGTAACACACACTGGAAATCCTAAACCCTATTATTTTGAAGAAAATAAAGAAAGATTCAAAAAATTTCTACCAAAAATCATACATTTGAAAATAGAAGATACCCCTAATAATTTCACTGATCTGGGAGAAGATTTATTAGGTTCTGATTTTGATTCTCTAGAAGTTAATAGGATAAGTGGATTTATAAAAAATCAAAGTTGTTTTAATATAAACCACGAGATTCATTATGGGAGGGATTTTTACCAAAAAGAATGTGTCAGAAGAGGATTTGAGTTCTGCGAAGACGATGATATTATAATTTTTTCAGATTGCGACGAAATTCCAAATCCTGAAATTCTAAAATCTTTAAAGACCTTTTATAACCCAGATTTGTTCTATGATTTTTTACAGACTACTTATTATTATTATTTAAATGTTCTCAAGGAAAAAAACTGGAGAGGATCTTCTATGGGGTCTTTTAAAAGATTAAAGGAATTTTCTCTTAATCAATTAAGGGCTCAGAAAAATCAAGAAATTGAAAATGGAGGATGGCATTTTAGTTTTATGGGAGGTCCAGAAAAAGTAAGAACTAAGATAACATCCTATTCCGCTCAGGAAATGCTAAATGCAAATGTATTACAATCTATAGAGAACAATATAAATAATAATATAGATCCTTTCTTTCGAAGTACTCTTTCGACAGTGTGGATAGATTCATCATACCCTTCATATATTACCGAAAATCTACCTAAATTTAATCACATGATAAAAAAATAATAATTTCCTGAAATTATTCCTGAAATTTTATCTAAGATAATCTATACAAATTCAAAAAAATGATAAACCAAGAAAGTATTAAAAGTCTGGTGGGAAATCACGTTTCCCCCTACATATACAACTCCAAAGAGTTCAAGCCCGGAAAAACCCCCATCTATTATTCAGGTCCATATTGGGACAATAGAGAAGCAGAAGCAGCTATAGACTCTTTGCTTAATGGAAGATGGATAACAGCAGGGGAAAAAGTCTTTTTGTTTGAAAGAAAGTTCAGCAAAAGATTTAATGTACAGCATTCTCACATGGTAAATTCAGGCAGTTCTGCAAATCTTGTTATGATAACTGCTTTGAAGACTAGATTTGGCTGGGAAGACGATGACGAAATTATAGTTTCCCCAGTTGGATTTCCAACAACCATTTCTGTTTTGCACCAGAATAGATTAAAACCTGTATTTGTTGATATCGAATGGGAAACCTTAAATTTTGATGTCAGCAGAATCGAGGAAAAAATCACTCCAAAAACAAAGGGAATTTTCGTTTCTCCTGTTCTGGGTAATCCTCCAGACATGGATGAAATTCTAAGAATTGCAGAGAAACATAATCTTAAAATTATAGGCGACAATTGTGATTCTTTAGGAAGTAAGTGGGATGGAAAATACCTAAATGAATACTATGTTGCTTTCTCAAATTCTTTCTACCCGGCACACCATATTTCTACTGGAGAAGGTGGAATGATCTGCACAAATGACGAGGAAATTAAAAAGCTTCTTGTTAGTATTTCATGGTGGGGCAGAGACTGCTATTGTGTTGGATCTGCTAATCTACTTTCTTGTGGGACTTGTGGAAAGAGATTTGACAACTGGTTAGAATCTTATGACGGAATTGTGGATCACAAATATGTCTTTTCTAATATGGGATACAATCTAAAGCCTTTAGATCTTCAAGGTGCTATAGGACAAGTTCAACTTGAGAAGATAGACGAAATAGAAGAAAACAGGAAAAAATCTAAGAGCCGAATAGAAGAAATTTTCATCTCCAATATTAAGGGGATAAAACCGGTTCAAACTCATGCAAAATCAGATGTTTGTTGGTTCGGTACCCCGTTTATTTGCGAAGAAGAAGGACTAAAACACAGACTTGTTGATTACTTAGAAGCCAATAAAATTCAAACCAGAAATTATTTTGCTGGTAATATTTTACTTCATCCTGGTTACAAATTCCTAGATGATTTTAATAACTACCCAGAGGCAAATAAAGTTCTTGATAAGGTTTTCTTCATAGGAGCAGCTCCCCACTATACAGAGGTAGTTTTCGATTACATTGAAGAGGTTGTTAAAAATTTTAAATGAGAGTAGTTATTCTAGGCGATGGTCTATTGGGAAGCTATCTAAGAGATAAAACCCAATGGGATTTTATAAGCAGGAAAAAAGACGGAATCGATTTTTCTAATCTAGATTCATATTCTTCTAAATTGGAAGAATATGATGTTGTTGTTAATTGTATTGCAAATACCGACACTTATTCAGAAGATAGGAATTTGCATTGGGAAATCAACTACGAAGGCGTTGCAAATTTAATTGATTTTTGCAACTCTTCAAATAAAAAAATAATTCATATCTCTACAGATTATATCTATACCTTTTCAAAAGATAACGCTTCAGAAAATGACGTTCCTGTCCATTCCAGAAATTGGTATGGATACACTAAATTACTTGGAGAGGGGTACGTTTTATTGAGATCTAAAAATTATCTAGTCATAAGGACTACACAGAAAAAAACCCCATTTACTTATCCAAAGGCATACATAAATCAAGTAGGAAATTTTGACTATGTTGATAAGATAGGAGATTTGATAATAAGACTGATAGAATCTGGTGCTACTGGAATTTATAATGTGGGGACAGATAAAAAGTCTATGTACGATCTAGCTCTACAGACAAACGATAAAGTAGTTGCAACTATGGATTTATTTGATCCAACGACACCAATTAATCTAACCATGGATTTATCGAAAATGAATAAATTCCTAGATGATGGTATATAATAAGGAGAGGTGGCAGAGCGGTCTAATGCGGCAGTCTTGAAAACTGTTGAAGGTCACACTTCCGGGGGTTCGAATCCCTCCCTCTCCGCTCTTTAAAAACTAATATAGGATCCGTAACTGGATCCTATTTCTGTGTAATCTGATACCTTATAAATTCAAATTGAACTAAGCAGCAAAGAGATTATCAATCCATAGCAAGATATTAGAGGATTGATCCTTTTCTTTGCATTTTATTTTCGAGTGATATATAAATCAAATTAAGAAATTTAAAATAAATGAAGGAAAAGTTTTTAATTTTTTAAGAATCGAAAATCGATATATAAGGAAGATATATAGTAAAAATATAAAAATAAAATCAACATGAGAAAAGTATACGACTTCTCCACATTCAACTTCATTTACGAAGCAGAAGCTGCAGCAGCTCCAAAAGCAGAAGCAGCTCCGGCAGCAGCAGGAGCACCAGCTGCAACAGAGGCTAGTAAACTTTATGACAAGACGTTAGGTCTTATCATAACCACAGCTTTAAATTCTTACAGTTCAGAATTATCATTTCCTAGTAAACCTTATGATCAGAATATAGATGCTGACATTGCATCTGTAAAAGCTGTAGGAGCGACAGAAAAACCAGCAGCTCTGGTAAAGATCATGGAAAAAGTTAAAGCTGCTTCAGCAGATAACACTTTAGAAGGAGCAAAAGAAGCAGTAGATGCTTGGGTTGCTGCAGGAACAAAAGCAACTGAAGCTCTTAGCAAAATGATTGATCAGTATAAAGACAAGCCAGAAGAGCTTAAACACATTAACGATTTTGTTAATGCCCGCCTTGATGCTTACTTGAAAGGGATTCAAGATTCATCTAAGGCTAATACTCTTAAGGGAGCTTTAACTAAACTAGCAAATGAATCTAATTCCTATGAAGGATCTGATTTTATTTTCGAAGGAATTCTAGAAGGAAAAAAAGGAATGATCGGGGATATCTCTAAACAGATAACTCTAGTTAATGCTAAGCTTGCATCCCTTTTACAAACTCCAGGAATGGAAGCTGATGTTAAGAGACTTCAAAGCGAAGTAACTAAAATCTCAGCAGATATGGGAGCTCTTTTAGCGAAGAAGAATAGCGAAATTAGTAAAGACGATATCAAAAAAGCGGCGGCAAGACTTGCAGAAATACCAACTGAAGCAGATCAAGCAGCAGAAAAAATGCTTAAGCAAGATACTACTAATAAAGAAGCAGCAGCAATCCTAGTTCAAGCATTAGGTTTAGTTGATGAAGCTAAAGATAAAGAAGTTGTTTATCTCGGTAAAAAAGAAGAAGCTTTACAAAAAGAAAAAGCAGCATCCTTCGTCAAATACGATAAAGATAAAGCTGGTGAAGCTAATCCTAAAGTTATGGAATTCCAAAAGCTTGTAATGGACAAATTTAAGGACGTTAAAGGAATTTCAGGTCTTTCTCAATTCAAAAATATGGGAACGTCTGGTAAATTTGGTCCAGCTACTGCATCAATGGTAAAAATTCTAAAAGATGGTTACGGACTTAAAGATTCAGATTCTTCTGATATTACAGGTGAACTTTTTGCAGAGCTAAAGAAAAATGAAGAAATCAAAGAATCTAGAATACTTACTTTTGAAGGATTTGCAGGAATTAACGAAGGATTTAACGTTGAAGCAGCAACTAAATCTGCTTCTAAAAATACTTCAGGTGGAGGAAGTAAAAGTGGGGGAAGTAAAAGCGGAGGAAAATTTCTATACAAGAAAGGAGACACTGGTAACGTTGTTGTTGCGATCAATAGAATAGTAGGTCAAAAAGAAGACGAAAAGAAATACACAGATGATACTGTAGCAAGAGTTAAGGAATTCCAAAAACTTAATAGATTCAACGTGGACGGGATTGTAGGGGAAGATACTTTAATAGGACTTTACGACACTAGAGGTGAGTCAAAAAAACAAACTAAATTAAATGATGCAAAAGCTGTAAGAGGACCATGGTCTTATAAGATATTAGCGGATCTTCTAAAAGAAGTTTATACAGAAACTAAAGGTAAAGCTAAAGAAGAAGGAACCTTGACAGATGAAGATATATTAGGGGAAACTTCAGGACTATCTTCCTTTATTAATACTATACTTCCAGCAGCTAAGTATGCAGCATTTCTAGGAATTGCAGGAATACCGGCAGCTGTATTAGGAACTTCCATAGACGCTCTTAAAGATAGAAGAAACGGAGTTAAAGGAGTAGTAGACGCTCTTGATGGGTTTGTAAAAGAATCTGATCTTGCTTATGTTTTAACTATTGTTAAAGCTCTATCTGGTAAGAAAATGAAGGATGGAACTTCTGCAATTGAAAGATTTAAGAAGTTATATAAAATGGACGAAGGAGAAGATCTAAGAGAAGACGTTGAAAGCGTAGGAACCAAAACTATGTCAGTTAAAGGAGATCTTATTAAAGAGGAAATTCTTAAATTGTTAGGAAAATAAAACCTCGATGGGAAGACTTCTAAACATACAAGATTTTAAATCTTTCCATTTAATGGAAACAGAAAAGAGTCCCCTGAGTGGGACTTTTTCTGTTAACGAAGACGTAGTTCCAAGTCCGGTTAAAAAAGGTAAGGAAGAATCCTACAGAAGCATAGCATATAAGCTTTCTGAAATTTTTGGCCTATATGGATTTTTCTTCGCTCAAAAACCTGGATTCATGAAGCCAGACCAATGGAAAAAATACACTTCAGATATAGTAAAAATTACGGATCCAACTGAAAAGTGGAAAAAAATAATAGACACAGTATCTGAATTTCAAAATAAAGTTTCCTCTCCTGAGATCCTCCCTTCAAAAGGAGAATTTGGACATCTAGGACAATATAGTTACGAACAGGAAACATCTCAGCTTCCTACAGCAGCTAAATTGTTAAAGAATGCACATGATGCGATTTTCAAAACTTTCAATCCAGAAGAGCAGAAAAAATCAATAACAATTTTAAATAGTATCATATCAGGTACTAAAGCATTAAGTCTCGAATAAAAAAATGGGGAAAAACGTATATCATATAACAGAGAAAGATCAGTATATGCCACCATCTTCTATGGATTTAATAACCATAGCAGACGCAATAGGGACAAGGCTGATGAATGTTTACAATGAAATTGAAAATATCAAAGTTGCATATCCACAGGATTCTTCTAAATATACATCTTTTATAGATTCTTCCATCTTACCTCTTAATGACAAGATAAAGTCCATTATTCAAACAGAAATACCAAAACTAGAAACTGTATCTGTTTCTAAATACAGAGGAGACACTTCTGCATATAAAGATCTTGGATATTTGGTTAATACCGTAAAAGATAAAGCAACTCTAGATCTTCTTTTAAAATTAAAGGAATTTGAGAAAGAAGTATCTGAGATTGAAAAAAAATCCGAAGGGATTAAAGCTTCTGTTAATTCAGCATATCAGGCATCCGATGCTACTAAATCTTACGAAGATGCAGTAAAAGCTATTATAGATAAGGTTAGAGCTGGCATCGAAAAACAAGCAGAGCAAAATATCAGAAATAAAAAAAGAGGGGATATTATAGCAGGAACTACAGATCTAAATTCTGTAAAAGGTTCCAGAGCTGCAGGTACCACTGGTCCTACTAAGGATGAAGCAGCTGCATTAAAGAAGAAGAAAAATATAGATGATATTTCTGCATATTTAGCAAAGAAATACAAATCTTAAATTTTTTTCCTCCGAAAGAAACTTTTTCTCCGAAAACCATCTAAAAGAATTACTTATATTCCCAGGAGAAGAATCTATATAGGCCCACCTAATCTCAGTTATCCTCGGGTAAATCCAAACCCCAAATCTCAGATAGATAAATAGACTATGATCCCAAATCAAGAATACCTAGAAGCTATCAAAAGAAAACTAGATGCTATGAATAAAGTAGCAGGAGTAGACCCATCTATCAGACCAGAACAAGGACAGGTTTGGGGTGAACCTAAATCTTTTGATGTGATGGATTGGCAGGGACAAGCTTCTATGAATTATCTAAAAAGTATAGGAAAGAATCCTAATCTATCAGATATCTAACCGTATATTAAGGTAAAGATATAAATCATGAAATTAAAATTTATTGCGGGGGTTCTTCTCCTTTTCGGAATGAGTGAATTAAATGGGCAAAATCTAGAAGCTGATTCTGTTTACAAATATGAATTTAGAAATAGAAGACAATTTGAAAAGGATCTGGAAAGTGAAACTATCAGGAAACCTTCTAAGAAGACAACTTGGGAGTATGACCACTACCATGTTAATATAACTGATTCTACTTTTATATTTTCAAAAACTAAGGTGAATATAGTTAATAAATTCACAATCAAAGAGACTGATATCTATGATGAAAATTTCTATTTAAAATCCCTCTATGCAGTGAATTCGTGCGGGGGTGAAATCAATGTAAAGATAACCTATGATGATATTGGATATTATGTTGTAGTTTATTTTATTGGTCCAAAAAATAAATATTCTGCAATTTATTTTCGTTCCGAATACAATTTTTAGTACTGGGACCGTATATTTATATGAATAACAATCATACATCATGAAAAAATTAGCTTTAATCCTTATCCTAATTCCTACAATCTTAAAGTCTCAAAGTGCTAGAGAAATTAAAGTGATTCAGCTTCTAAATGAATATAGAGTTGCTAACAATCTTAAACCTTTAACTATAGATACAGGATTAAACAAAGCTGCTGAATACCAAGTTAAATACGAATCCTTAATTGATAGTGTAACCCATTACCAATATACAGATCTTCCTGGGTTCAAAGAGATTCCTCAAGCTGAAGATAGAATTAAAGAATTTTCTGATCTAGAAGCTCCAATAGGTGGAACCGAGATAACAATGGGTACTAAAAACTTCGGAAGTTTAAGCCTCGTTAAACAAAAATACTCTTATAAGGAGGTAGAAAAATACATTATTGATTCTTATAAATCTTGTTCAAGCCACGATGAAATAATGTTAAACCCTAACGCTCATAAAGTTGGAATTTCTATATTCAGGGAAGAAATAATAGAAGGTAGCGATGTTAAAATTAGATTATTTTGCGTCATCACATTCGGTAGTTAATCCAATAAAAAAAGTCTTAAATTTATTTAAGACTTTTTTGTGTGTTTTAAAATTCGTTACATATAAAAGGTTTCTGTCCTACTCCTGGACCGCCTTTTTGTCTAATTCCTGGGAATTTTATCTTAATTTTTCCTCCTCCTTCTGATTTGGATTTCTTTGGAAATCCTACAGCGGGAACATAATTAACTGAAGATTTAACTTTCGGATCTATTACTTTAATTTCTGTATCAGTTATTACAGATTCAGCTTTTATAATAAAATTGACATACCTAAATTGTGTGTATTCATTTGGTCCTCCTAGAGGGGCAATTTCTGCTGTTGTATATTTTCCATTTGGTTTTCCCCCCTCACCAAGTTCTGCTATAACAATCGTCTTTCTATTCATTTCCTCGTCTTTTCCTTTCCCAAAAGTTCCATTGTTTAAAATGAAGTTTCCCTTTTCGTCATAATATCCAAATTTAAGAGGGGTTGGTGGATTTGGTCCACTTGTTCCGTCCCCATTAGATCCTTTGGAATTGATAATTATTTTGGATTGTATTATTTTCTTTTTCTCTTCTGATAAATTATTTTCAGCTGCAGATTCTCTAAAAAGATCTATTATGGTATTTGCTCTATTGTAGGACAATTCACCCCAGGATATTTTTTCTGCTTTACCTCCGTTGTCATTTGTATTTCTATATCTGCTAGCAGATGATTGAATTTCTAAAGAGGTTAAAGTTAATTTATCATTCGATGCATATTCCTTTATAAAAGTATCGATAGTTTTTTTAATTTCCTCTAAAACATTTGGGTCATTAAATGCATCAGGGTTTACTTTTCCTCCTTGCGAATCTTCCCCTGAACCCCATCTATTGTCTTTGAATAATTTATTCTCCTCTTCTGCAGATAACCCAACTATTTCAATTTTTTTTATTTCTTCTTTTTCTCCTTTTTTCTCAATCTCTACAGAAGAAGGTGTTATTGAAATGAAAGGATTTGTTCTTACACTAGTTTTTCCCTTAATTGTATTGTTTACTTCTTTCTCTGATTCAAATCCACTAGCTTCCATTAAATCAGATAACTGGTCATAGACGGAATTTTTCTGATCTTCTGACAATTTTTCCCATAAGTATGGAGCTGCATAAGCCCCATCTGTAGTAGCCTTATCTGTTGGGAAATCCTTACCTGGATTTTTCTTCTTCCACTTAGCTAGCCAAGACTCGTAAGGATTTTCATCTTTAGCATAAGTAGGACGAAAAATATTTCCTAGCTCTATTTGCTTCTCCAATAGTTTTTCAACAAATTGAATTACAAATTCCCTTGATGGTGTGAATTTGGTTTTTCCTTCATCAGATTTTGCTTCTTTTATTATATTTAGCTCGAAATCAAGATAAGCTTGGAAAGATTCTAAAACAAATTTTTTGCTCATTTTCTTTATGTTTATTAATTTCATGTATATATCCATTTCCTTTATTATATTCTTCAAATCTAAATGTAGTTAGAAACAATCCATCTTAAAAACTATATAACTTAAGAAAATAAAAAGTTTATGGCTAAACAAAAATCAGAATTCTCATTTCTTGATCTAGATAAAGAATTATCTAAGATCGCCGGGTTTGAAACCGGATCTATTCTAACAGAAAATACATTCAGCGAAGTTGACGACTGGATTCCTACCGGTAATTATCTACTAAATGCTCAACTATCAGGATCCTTATTTGGAGGTATTCCTAACACAAGATCTTTAGGTCTAATGGGAGATCCCGGAACAGGTAAATCTTTCGTTTGTCTAAATGTTGTTAGAGAAGCTCAAAAGAAAGGTTATGACGTTATGTATTGTGATACCGAGGGTGCAATTGATAAATCAACTGCTATCAATTTTGGTATTAACACAGATAAAATCAGATACCAACCAATCAAGACCGTTACTGAATTTCAAACATTCGTTTCTAACCTTCTTGCAATTGTAAAGAAAGCTAAGGAGAATGGTGCATCCCCAAAAATCCTTTTAATTCTAGATTCTTTGGGTATGTTAAGTACAGATAAAGAGCTAAACGATGCAATGATTGGAAAAAATGCAGCGGACATGGGGGCTAAAGCAAAAGAACTTCGTAAGTTGTTTAGGGTTATCACTTTGGATTTAACTGCAGCTAAAATTCCTTTGATCTGTACGAACCACGTTTATACAGGTGGTGGATTTATGCCAACAAAAGAATCTTCTGGCGGTGACGGTCCAATCTTCGCAATGTCTGTTATTTCTTTCCTTTCTAAAGCTCAATTAAAAGAGAATGGTAGCACGACAAAGACTGGTATTATCGTAACATCTAATCTTAAAAAGAGTAGATTCACAATTCCAGAACCTGTTAAATTTCACATCTCATTTGCTAATGGTATGAATCCTTATGTTGGTCTTCAAGACTTCGTTACATGGGAAGCATGTGGAATAGAAAGAGGAAAATTAGAAGAAGTTAAAAATAAAGAAGGTAAAAAAGAATTAGTTTTCACCCCTAATGCATCGTCAACCAGATGGGCAGTTAAACATCTAGGAAAAACGGTTACGTCTTCTCAGTTATTTAGCGGAGATATTTTCACACAGGAAGTTCTAGAATCTCTAAACGAAAAAGTTATCAAACAGCACTTTCTTCTTCCTACAATGGGAACTAACGAGGAAATTACAAATGCTCTGGAAGCAGAGATTGGTTCAGATTTTGATAATTTAGGTAATGCAGAGGAACAAGATTAAATTTAAGTACCTCATGAATCTTTGGCGAACAATGCCAAACTATCCTACTAAAGAGGATGCGATTTATGAATTAAATGTTTATCTAGTAAAAGACGGTAGACCAAATGGAAGCTTTTCAGAACAAACACTGAAAGCTCCATTCGGTCCTGACTGGGAAAACACTAAGTATAAACAGATTATCGACGAAATGATCGAGACAGGAGAACTCGAGGTCGATTCTAAAAAAGTTTCTTCTAAAACATGGTATAAAATTAAAAACAACCCCTATTATCAGTAATGGAATTATCCTATTCAGAAAATATAATACTTAGAAACATAATCAACACCCCTGCATATTTAGAAAATGCTAAATCTGAGTTCTTTAAAAATGATTCTTTCGGGGAAATTCTTAGACTCTCAAAGAAATTTTGGGATCAATACAACGAAATTCCATCTAGAGAGCAAACTAAAGAATCTGCTAAAATTGAGAATCGAGGTAAATTAGAGCTATCTGAGATAGATGCAATCTACGACATTCAGTTAAAAGATTACCAGGAGGATTGGTTGAAGGAAACTACGGAGTGTTTCATCGAGTATAAAAACCTAACTAAATCTGCAGTCGATGCAGTTCAATATATCCAAAAAACCCCAGTCACAGCGGAGAACATCAAAGAGGTTATTAATACCTTTAAGAATATCGTCGTAGAAAGAAACAATTTAGACTTCTCTTTTGATGAAGGTCTAGATTTCTTCAACCCTGAGAGTCATAAACAGTTAAGCCATAACACATTTAAATCCGGTTATTCATTTATCGATACCGTATTGGGTGGAGGATTTTCTGCTAAGTCTTTATACGTCTTTATGGGAATGCCCAAAGTCGGAAAGTCTCTGTGGCTGGGTAATTTGGCAACTCAAGCATCTAAGATGGGAAATAATGTGGCAATTATTACCCTCGAGATGAACGACAGAAAATATGCTAAGAGGATAGGTGCTAATATGTTAAACATACCAATTGGTGATTATAACACAGCAGCCAACGATTCCCCTACTATTAAGAAGAAAATCAGCTCAGTTCAGTATGACAATTTAAAAGTTCCAGGCCAAATTTGGATTAAGGAATTTCCAACTTCTCAAGCTTCAAGCTTGGATATTGAAAGATACTTAAGAAAAGTAGAAGAACAAAAAGGAATTAAATTTAAAGTTGTTGTAATTGACTATATCAATATTCTAAAGAACTGGAGAAATCCAAACTCTGAAAACACCTACATGAAGATCAAACAGATTGCAGAGGATTTAAGAGGTATGGCAATGTCAAACGAATGGTCAATCTTAACAGCAACTCAGACTAAGCAGGGGGATTTTGACTCCACTGACTTAACAATTACTTCAGCAGCTGAATCCTCAGGACTAGTTGCTACTGTGGACGGATTATTTGGTATTATCCAGGATCCGATTATGTATGCTAACAGAGAATATAAACTAAAACTAATCGCAAATAGAGATGACGGATATAAAAATTCCCACAAGGTATTTAATGTCGACTATAACTATATGAGAATAACAGAAGGAAGCGAACCAATACATGTGGAATAACAAGAAAAAAACAGAAGAACCTCAGGAAGTTGAAGAAAAGAAAATTCAACTAGGTGATAAAATATTTGGAGCTCACAACAACTCTAATTCTACTAATGAATATAAAGAAAGCTTCGAGCTAGATACGGGTAATAGAATTCTAGAGGACAGTTATGACGAAGAAGAATACCTGCACAGAAAGAAATTGGAGGAAACTGTTTATGCTGCATTTCAGTCTTCTAGATGGTATCCCCTTTCTTATAAGAAAAAAATTCCTAAGGATCTAGTTCCTCATCTTTTTCAAGATGTACTGGAAAAGCTAGAAAATAGTGAATTTAGTTTTTCTGAGAAGTTTGTGGTCATTTGTGACTTTGTTTCTATCCCCTATGCGAAGGCTTATGAGCAAATACCAGTAAAATATAAAGAAATTATCATCAATGAGTTAGAAGCTAAATTTAGCATTTTATCTAAAAGAAAGATAAGAAAATTATTTTAAGCAATGATAGAGAATAAGAACGCAAAAAGAGTATTTTTTATAACAGACACTCACTTGGGAGTTAGAAATTCCTCTAACGAGTGGATTGATATAATGAGAGAATATTTTCACGGTTGGTTTATTCCTCTGGTAAAAGAAAATTATCGTCCTGGTGATGTATTAATCCATCTCGGAGACGTTTATGATTCTAGACAGAGCATAAATATCAAAGTTCTAAATCTTGGAATTGATATTTTTGAATCTCTATCCGATATTTTCAAAGATGGAATTTATGTTATAGCAGGGAATCACGATCTTTGGGGAAAGACTACAAATGAAATTAACTCATTGAAGTCAATCAAATGGGTTCCGAATGTTAATATTTTAGAAGAACCAGAAACCCTAGTTCTTGGCAAGAAGAAATTCTTAATGATGCCTTGGAGAAAAGATCATGCAACAGAAGAGGAATTTTTGGATGCTTCTAAACCACATGATTACCTTTGCTGTCATGCTGATATTAGAGGTCTAAAGTTTAACCGTTATGTGAACGTTGAAGAAGGAGCAGATTCTCAGAAGTTTGAAAAATTTAAAACTGTATATTCGGGCCATATTCACTATGCTCAGGTAGTTAAAAATATCCACATGTTAGGATCCCCTTATGAGTTAACTAGATCTGATATGGGAAATACAAAGTCTGTTACCTTATTGGATTTGACAACAGGTGAAGAGCAGAAATTTGTAAATGACTTTTCTCCTAAGTTCAAGAAGTTTTTATTTGATCAAATTCTAGAAATGACTATTGATGATCTAGAACCTGAATTTAGAAACAACTTTGTGGACATTATGATAGATCCAAAGATGGCTTTGAAAGCTCCTTTGAATATCCTGACCGATAGTATAGGATCCCAAAGAAAATTAGGATTCCATCCATACGACCCAAATCAAGCGAACAAATTATCTGCTCAAATCTATGATACAGACGGAAGGCAATTTAGTGTAATGGATTTTGTTAAGGAATACATCAACACAATGAATTATGATGATTCGACCAAGGAGAGATTAATAGCAAGCGTAGAGAAACTTTATAAGATTACAGTAGACCAAGATCAAGAGACGAGAATATGAGAATTAAGAAAATTGAATGGAGAAATTTTTCCTCTTACGGAAACAGAAAGCAAGAGATTGAATTTGGAGATGAAGCATCCTTATATCAAGTAGTTGGAGAGAATGGTGCAGGTAAATCTTCCATCTCTGGAGTTATAACTTTTGGACTTTATGGTAAGCTTGAAGGAAAAAAATTAAAGGACATTCCAAATAGAATCAATGGTAATGCTTGGGTTAGGATAACCCTAGAATGCAATGGATCTGAAGTTGTAGTTGAAAGAGGGCTTGAACCTAATTTATTCAAACTCTATATTAATGGGACTGAGTATGATCAAGCTGGGGTTAGATCTGTTCAGGATTATCTATCAGAAGACATCCTAGGAATCCCCTACTATGTGTTTAACAACACTATCTCCCTCTCTATCAATGATTTCAAATCTTTCATCAAAATGTCCTCACAGGACAAAAGAAGTATCATAGACAAGATATTTGGATTTCATGTTCTGAATCAAATGAGGGATCTTTTGAGGGATGAGAATAGAAAAATAAAAGAAACTCTAGACAATATTGCTGGTAAATTATCCTCATTAGAATCCACTATTGGAAGTTCTCTAAATGAGATGGACAATTTAGCAAATCAATTAAAACAGGAATCTACTGATAAGAAAGGTCAGCTTCAAAAGTCTTTAGAAACGTTTGAGAATCTCCAATCTATTCATTCTAAGAAAACTGAAGAATTTAGGGAGAATGAGAACAATTTATCAATTGAAATTTCCAATACCAATCGTTTAATAATAGAGTCTAGAACTAAAATCCAAGACACGCAGAGGAAAATAAAGCTATATGAATTGGATCAGTGTCCAACTTGTCAGTCATCTTTGGATAGTGAATTCCACCATTGCATAAAGGATGGACTGATTGCTGAACAAGCTTCTTCCACTTTACAGCTAGATGAGCTAGCTAAAACTATGTCAGATCTAAGAGAAAAAGAAAAAGAAGTTTTTTCTATTAAAACAGATATCTTAGACAAAGGAAGAAAAATAGAAATCAAAATTTCTGAGATTAGAAGAGATCTAAAACATCTGGAAGAAAATACAGGTGACAAACAACTTCAGTCTTTACAGAGAATTGTTGACAATTTATCAATTGAAAAGGATAAAATGTCTACCGAGTCTTTTAAAAATCAGGAAAAGAATAACTGGCTTAAAACTCTAGATGAAATCCTGGGCGAGAAAGGGGTGAAACAAATGGCAATTAGAACCATTCTTCCATCTTTAAATTCCGAGATCCTGGATCTTCTTTCTAAAATGCACTTGGATTATCAAGTAGTATTTGACGAGGAATTTAATGCTACTATTTACCACATGGGGGTAGAGATAGCAACCCAGACTTTAAGCACTGGAGAAATGAAAAAGGTCGATTTCGTAGTTCTAATAGCTATTATGAAGCTAATGAAAATGAAATTCAGCAGCATTAATCTTCTGTTCTTAGACGAGCTATTCAGTTCGGTTGACCCTGATGGAGTACATTCCATTCTTAGAATTTTAAGATCAGTTTGTAAAGAGCTAGGACTTAACATTTTTGTTATCAATCACGCTCCAATGCCTCATGAAATATTTGACTGGAAATTAGAAGTTTCAAAAGCAAATAATTTCTCCTCTATTTCAATAGATAAATTTTAATTAGAAGCCTTTAAAAATTCCAGATATATAGTCTAAATAAATCTGGAATTTTGAAGCCTTTATACAGTAGATCACAAAATTTAAAAGTTACTAAAACAGAACTAGCCAAATTAGGTCTCACTTCTGTTCAAGCGACTATGATCGAGCCTAATACTCAAGGTCTCGGTTTATTGGGGATTGGGTATTTAAAACCTCTTCCTGATGTTCCTACTGATTACCAAGCAGTAACCAATTCTAAAGGAAATCCCGTTTATTCGAAAACTACAGTTCAGACTTATTCCATATTTTTTGCTCAATATGAGAACACTTATATTCCGGAAGGAGATGAAAAATTATATTCCTTTGTTGCAGTAAGAACACTAAATCCTATTACCTCAAGTGATTGTGCAAAACAACTTGGAATGAAACAATCTAATGTTTATGGGTTAACCCTTAGTGAATATGAGGCTGGAACTTTTCAACATCCAGTTTATCTCAATCAAAATAAAGAACCATTAACTTTTAATTATACAGATATTCCTGTTATGCTTCAAACTGTTCCAGGAAGGCTTGATAATGTTCCTATTGGTGCACCTAATTTCCCACTAACTCCTAACAGAATTGCTAGCCAGCTTGGAATGCTACCTCAACCACCATACCCAGATTTTGTTACCTCTTTTGGTCAAACTGGGGGAACTGCAATTTCTGCCGGAGGAACTGTTGGATTTAGAGATGCTTCTCTAATGGTTCCTACTACAGTTCAGCCTACCGCATGGAATTGGAACTTTGGACCATCTGCTTCCCCTACAGGAAGTACCGCACAAAATCCAAGTTCGGTAACTTATGGATCTACTGGAAGCTTTAGCGTAACTCTAACCGCTTATAATGCCTATGGATCCAAATCAATAACTAAACAAAACTTTGTAATCGTATCATAAAATGTCGGGATTTTTAGAAAAATATAATATAGACGAGGTATTCCTAAGGGGAATTATCGTTGGACTTCTCAGAAGCTTAAATGAAAAAGTAACCTACACTCAGATTAATGAACAACAAGAAATATTGGAAGTTTACATTCCTTTTTTCTATTCAATGTCTGGAGACGAATCTTTTTTACAGGACTTCTATTTAGACTATTTAGATTGTGACGGAAATTCTCCTTTTGCAGAGGGTAACTATGATATTATTCCTAGAGGAGTAGTAACTTTTACTGGGGTTAATATAGATACAGCTTCAATAACAAATGGATTTGTAAGGGCAACTTATAACATTGAAACGGTAGAGGGACAGATGAAAGCATTTTCTGCTTATACGTCTTCTATTCCTCTTAGTATGACCTTTGATATAAAACTGAGAGCAGATACTTTATTAGATACATTTAAAATTTTCCAATCTGTAATTCAAACTTTCTATAAAGTTTATAGTTTTAATGTTGAGTTTGGAGGAATGAGGGTTCCGGTTCAAGTTGGATTTCCTGAGCAATATCAAAATGACAAGCAATTAGAATTTACCTATTCAAATACACAAAAGTGGATCGAAACCAATTTTTCCATTCAAGTTGAAACTTATTATCCTCAGAAGGACATTGCAACTGAGAGATTTAGAGGAAATCTAATGCAAGCTGGAATTAAACTTAAACTTTCTATAGGGGATACTGTAATTGGAAGTTCAAGTTTATTTACAACTCCTGCTAATTCTAGTACCCCTGGCCTTCCTAGCCCAACTTCAAACTTACCTACTGTTTCTGTTCCAGCTAGCTCAACAGGAATAACTTTAAATCAAATCTCGGGATATTACATTAGTGAAGATTCTGTGAATGCTCAATTTGCTTCCCTTCAGATGTTCACAGGAGCCGGGGTAATTCCGGTAACTGCTCCTTACATAACTTACATAGATATGACACCTTTGGATATTTCCAATAAGGTTTTAGGGATAAATTTATTCATCACTGTTTCTTGTTCTTCTTTAGCGGGTAATGTGATAGCTACCAATGTTTCCGGATCAACAATTACTTTTGAATCCAGCGTATCTGGGGTAGATTTTTATTTTACCGGGATATATACTTAAAATAATTTTTAGATGTGTCCGTAAATTCTCCAAATAATCCGATTTTAGAACCAGGTCTTAGTGTTAGAATTATCGATGGTTCCACTAGTCAAACTTTTGATACCCTATATTTTGTAGGAACCTCGAATAACTATGTTAAAAAATCTGCTAAAAGCGAGACTATTAACTATTCAACATTTGGAAACTTCTGGACTAAGCAGATTTCAGTGGAGAGTAATTTTAGGGATATTCTAGACGGGGGAGATTCTGCACCAGGAACAGCACAGTTCTTCGGTCCAATCATAGGAGGGGAATTCCCAACACAAACAAGATTATTAAACAACATATAAAAGAAAATGGCTTATAGAATACAATTTAGAAGAGATACATCTACAAACTGGGATAGTAACAATCCTATCCTTTTACAAGGAGAGTTTGGCTATGAACTTGATACCGGATTTGCTAAAATTGGTGACGGATCCTCTACATGGGATCAATTAACTTATTTTGGAGGAACAGGTCCAACTGGACCAACTGGTTCAACTGGACCAACTGGTTCAACTGGTGTAACCGGATCAACTGGACCTTCTGTTTCTTCTCTAGCTCCTGGATCGTCGGGTGCTACCGGAACAACCGGAGAATTAGCTCTGGATACAAACTATCTTTACGTTTGTGTTGGAACAAATACTTGGAAAAGAACCCAGATAACAGGCTGGTAATTTTTTAATAATGAATATTTAAAAGCCCTTTATTGGGGCTTTTTTGTGAAACAATTCTTAGCAGTAAACTATAATAGATAATAAATTATAGAATTATGTCAGAACCAATAAAATTATCTCAAGAAGAATTAGATTCAATTAAAGATCTAAGAGAAAAAATAAGATCTAACGTTGAAAAAATCGGAAGACTTAACATCAAAAGACACTTTACAGAGACCGAGTTGAATTTGATTAAAATGGATATAGATACGGAATATCTAGAAACAGAAGAATTGAGTAGACAGGAATCTAAAATTGTTGATTCTATCATAGCGAAATATGGTGATGGTGATTTAGACTTCACTACAGGTATCTACACTCCAAGATCTTAATTTTTCTAACAACCAATTTGTGAGTAAAATAAAAATTTATGCACATGGGTCGTACATAGGAAATACCGGGTACAATCACCATACACGAGATTTTTTTAGATCTCTTTCTAAATATTTTCCGATCAAATTTAGAAATTTTACTGTAGGTGATTCTTGGAAAGGTCTAAGCGAAACCCCGCATGACGAAGAAGATTATCTAGATGACTTAGATAAAAATTTATTATACAGTCAAAGATTGTGGGTAGGGGAAGGTCGAATGGAGGATTTTAAAATATATCCTTCTTCAGAAAAAGAATTTGGAGCCGATCTTAATATAGTTCTAAATGAATCAAATCATTATTTATATTACGAAAAATATTCAGGACCCAAAATAGCATATAATGTTTGGGAATCAACCAGACAGACTGAAGAATTTTTTAAAAAATTAATATTATTTGATGAGATATGGGTTCCTAGTAAATGGCAAAGAGATTGTACTATAGATCAAGGAGCAAATCCAGACCAAGTTAAAGTTGTTCCTGAAGGAGTGGATGTTGATACTTTTTATCCAGAATCTGTTGATTTGCTTGACGAGTACAAGGATAAAAGATTTAAATTTCTTTTAATGGGAAGATGGGACTATAGAAAATCTACTAAAGAAATTATAGAAACTTTTCTAAAAACATTTTCACCGGAGGAACCCATAGATATTGTTGTCTCAATTGATAACATGTGGGGAGAAGAAATGGATGGATTTAAAACCACAGAGGAAAGACTAAAAAACTATGGACTTTTGGATCCTAGAATTAAAATAATACACTTTCCAAAAAGAGAGGATTACATAAAATACCTTAAAACCGGACATGTCTTTCTTTCGTGTGCTAGATCTGAAGGATGGAATTTACCTTTGATTGAGGCCATGGCCTGTGGAACACCTTCTATCTATTCTGAGTGTTGCGCTCAGATGGAATTTGCAGAAGGTAAAGGATTACCTGTTAAAATAATAGGGGAAAAGCCTGCAAATCAAAACACCTACGGCAGATACAGTATGGGTGATCTCCCAGGTAATTACTATGAACCGGATTTTATTGATCTTTCTAGAGTTATGAGAGATGCCTATGAAAATTATGAATTTCACAAAAGTAAAGCTGTAGAAGAAAGTGTCGAGTTAAGAAGAAATTTTTCTTGGGAAGAGATTGCTAAAATAGGAAAATCAACAATAGAAGATTTTGTCGTAAAAGTAAATCAGCCCGGATACAATAAGAACAAAGACACTAATTCAATTCATATTTCTTATTTAGATGGACCAAAGGTTGAGATTACTGGAGATTTTGAGTCTTCGTATCATATAGAGTTTATTGATTCTAAAACCGAGAAGATCATTCATTCGGAAACAATAACTAATAATATGTGGTGTGTTTGTTCAAGAAAATATTACACAGATTGGGTAATTAAGATCAACGGTAAAGTTGTTGACACTTTTGGACTTGAGGGTAAAAGAGTTTTAATTTCTTTTGAGTCTAAATCTATTGGGGATACAATTGCATGGGCTCCTTATGTAGTAGACTTCGAAAAAAAACACAAATGCAAGATTATATTATCTACATTTCATAATGACTGGTTTAAGGGGGTTAAAGAATACTCTAATTTTGAATTTATATCCCCCGGAAGTAACACAAATTGTTATGTTGTTTATAGAATTGGATGGTTTAGATCTAATGGAGGTAGATGGGACGATTTTAATTCATACCCAAATCCATTAAATTCACAGCCTCTCCAAAAGACATCTTCTGATATTTTGGGATTAGAATTTGAGGAAAGAAATTATGGAATTAATTTTACTCCGAGAAAAAATCCTATGACTGAAAAATATGTTGTAATTGCCCCGGAGTCTACCGCAGGATGTAAAGAATGGACTAGAGAAGGATGGGAAATTCTAACAAAGATGCTAACTGAAACTGGGATTCAGGTAATTTGTTTAACTCAAAAACCATATTTTATTAAAGGAGCCCGTTGTATACATGGCAAAAATTTGGAAGAATCTATTAATATACTGTATCACTCCGAATATTTGATCGGACTGAGTTCAGGTCTTTCCTGGATTAATTGGTCGCTAAAAAAACACACAGTTATGATTAGTGGATTTACTGCTAAGGATCACGAATTTAAAACTAATATAACTAGAATACAAAATTCAAATGCTTGTAATTCTTGTTGGGAAAATACAAATTTTATTTTTGATACTGGAGACTGGGATTGGTGTCCAGTCTGGAAGGGAACAGATAAACAACACATTTGCTCAAAATCTATATCACCAATAACAGTATTTAATTTATTACCAGAGATAAAAAAATGATAGACATTAGTAATTTTGATTGGGGTTGGATGGACGAGCCTTGTGAAACTTATCAAATCATGTCAGATGGGACACACAAACCAATGGGACTTTATCATAAGGATTCCATCATTAAAGAAATTTTTGAGGGGGAAAGCATATATGAATTATTTTTTGAAGTGGAGGAAAATGATATTGTTCTTGATGTAGGAGCTAGCCTAGGTCCTTTCACCAGGTCTATTTTACACAAAAATCCAAAGCATGTATTCTGTTTTGAACCAAGCTACAGAGAATTTAAAGTGTTAGTTAAAAATACCATGGGATATCAGGTAACTCCTATCTTTAAAGGAATTTCTGATAAGAATGGGATATCGGAATCTGATATGCTCTTTGGTGGAGAATCCGAAATGGAATCTATTACATTTAAATCTTTTATTGACTTATTTGGAATTGATAAAATAGATTTCCTTAAAACCGACTGCGAAGGAGGGGAATATGATATTTTCACTAGTGGAAATCTTCCATATATAAAAGAGAACGTAAAAAAAATAGTTGGAGAATGGCATCTTAGTACAGATGAACTTAAGACTAAATTTAGAAATTTTAGAGATCATATATTACCAAACTTCAATAAAGTTATAATTTTTTCTGTAGACGGGATTGACATTACCTGGGATTTGTGGAATGAACACTTCATTGAATATTATACCGAAATTATAATTCACATTGACAATAGATAAAAATGGCACAAGGAGTACATAAAATTACGGAGGATTTTGAAAAATCACTATGCGATTATACCGGATCGCCTTATGCAGTTGCATTAGATAATATGAGCAATGCTTTATTTTTAGCCCTTTACTACGAAAAAAATATAAAGAAAAGTATTAAGGCTGGAACTGTCGATTGCCCTGCTAGAACTTATCCTTCCGTTCCGTGTGAAATAATTCACGCAGGTCTGAAGGTTAATTTTACCCCAGTGGAAGGGGATACCATAAAAGGAGCTTATCAGCTTTTTCCAAGCAACGTCTGGGATTCCGCTTTAAGATTTAGCGCTGATATGTATATCCCAAAAACCCATATGTGCTTATCCTTTACTGGACCATATAAAACACTGAAGCTGAGCAAGGGAGGAGCAATATTAACCGATGACTATCAAGCAATGTTATGGTTCAAAAGAGCTAGATTTAGTGGGAGAAGAGAATGCTCATATCACGATGATAACTTTGATATGCTAGGATGGAATTTTTACATGATGCCGGAACTCTCAGCAAGAGGACTTTTGATGATGACTCAGTTTTATAACATGGACGGGTCAAAAAAATACAACGAAGATCTAGAACTACCATATCCTGATTTATCAAAATTTGAAATTTATAAACAATGAAAAAAGCATTAGTCGGATATGGTGGACATGCCAAAGAAGTGATGGCACAAATGGGGTTAAATATTACTTGTTTTGTAGACGACAAATATTTGATCACCGGAACAAAACCATTATCTGAATTTGATCCGAAAGAATACTCTTTGATGGTTGCAGTTGCAGACCCGATAGACAGACATAATATTATACAGAAACTTCCAAAAGAAACTAAATATTTTACCTGGATACATCCAACTGCTTTACTGATGGGGAAAATAGAAATCGGAGAAGGTAGCTTTATCGGTGCTTATTCTATTCTAACTACAAATATTAAAGTTGGAAGTCATTCAATCTTAAATAGGGGTAACCACATTGGCCACGACTGTATTATAGGAAATTATTTCAGTGCAATGCCCGGATCTATAGTTTCAGGAAACGTTCATATAGGAAATATGGTTTATTTAGGAACAAATTCCTCCATAATAGAAAAAAAATACTTAGCACACAATATCAAAATAGGTGCAAATAGTGTAGTTATAAGAGATATAAAAGAACCTGGTATTTATGCTGGATCTCCTGCTAGAAAAATTTTAAAATGAAAGATCTAATATTAATAACCTCATATTGTCCCGATGACCATAGAGAAAATATACTGAGAAATTTAGTTTATTCTTTAGAAAAATACAAAAGTAATTTTGAGGTTATGGTCGTAAGTCATACCCCAATTTCTTTAGACATTCAAAAAAAAGTTGAATTCTGCTTTTATGATAAAAAGAATGAAATCCTGACCGATTGGGATCTCCTAAATCAACCTTGGTTTATCCCTAGCGGGGGAAGAAGAATTCAATCTTCTTTCCTTAGCAAAAAAAATACACATTTAGCAATCTGGAGGCTAATGATACTGGGATTTTCAAATGCCAAAAATTTAGGATTCTCAAAAGTCCATCATATAGAATATGATTGTGAGATAAATGAAATTAGTGAATTTCTAGAAAATAGCAGATTGTTAAATGAGAATAATAGTGTTGTCTATATGGATATTCAAGAAAGAATATCCCCTGTAATGTTTGGAAGTTTTCAATCTTACTTTATTCCAAAAATCCACGAATTACTTGTTAATCTTAATGAAGAAAAAATTAAAGATTTAATAAGACATGCTATCTCTAAGTCTCCAGAGGGTCTTTTAAAACAACTAATAGATGAAAGTGGTAATGTTGTTGTCAAGAACAGAGACGTTTTGAAAAAAAAAGGAAATAGATTTGGAATAATTAATAGCCAATCGATTAATAAAAATCCTTGGTCAGTTCCTTATTATGACTACTTAACAGAAACAGTCGATTTTATTTCCTGGAACACATCAAACAAAGAAGGCATAGAATATAAGATAATAATAAATAATACCAATTTAGTTTACATCCCTAAAGTTTATATTGATTGCTGGACAATTAGGTCTCTGGGAAAAATAGAAGAAATTAATTCTATTATAGTTCTAGAAAATGAAATAATTAGAGATACTTTTTACCTGAATTCAGAATCAGACAGGGAATTATTTAAAAAAATGAGCTATAGAGTAGTAGAAGATTAATAATGATTGAAAATATACATTTATGGCATGCTGACAGAGGAACTTATTTTGATCGAAATGTGAATATAATTTCGTGGAGTGACCAATATCAAATCAGATTAGGCCGATATAATTCAATTGGTAGAGATTGTAACTTTTTCCTGCATGCAAACCATAGACCAGATTGGGTAACGACATCTTCCCAATTGTTAGGACCTGTTACGGACGAAATTGCTCAAATGCACATGCAAATGGGACATCCCTCATGTAAGGGTGATATTATAATTCAAAATGATGTTTGGATCGGAGCAAAGTCTACTATAATGTCCGGGGTTAAAATATCTAACGGATCTATCGTTGGAGCTGGATCCGTGGTAACTAAGGATGTTCCCCCGTATGCAATTGTTGCCGGCAATCCGGCTAAGATAGTTAAATCCAGGTTTACTGAGGAACAAATTGAAAAGTTATTAACTATTGCTTGGTGGAACTGGGACGAACAAAAAATTAGAGATAACTCGATGACTATGTGGTCAGATAATATAGATGAATTTATAAATAAATTTTATGAAAATTAATAAAGCAATTTTTGGTGTTGATGATTCTTACTTTTTAGAATTTTGGCCTATACAAGCTAGGATTTGTAAAGAGTTATTAAACATAGAACCTGTTCTATTTTATATTTGTGATGAGGATAGCGACTTCTATAATGATGGGAACGGTTTAGTTAAGAAAATTAAAAAAGTAAAAAACACTCAAAATGGTAATGTAATAAATTCTGGATTACTTGCTTGTATTGTACGAATGTATGGCACGAAATATTTTCCAGATGAGGTGTGTCTTACTTGCGATTTAGATATGCTAATGATTAATAAAGATTATTTCGTTAATCAAATTGAAAAATATGATAATGATAGTTTAGTTATTTATTCAAGTGATGCGTATGATTTAAATAGACCAGAAGCGATTGAGCTGTTTAAAAATCAACCATTTCCTTTTACCCAAGAAATGTATAACTATCCATATAATGCGGCTAAAGGTAGAGTATTTGACAAAATTTTAGACACTAATTGTACTTTTGAAGAGTTTACTAATCGTCACGGAAATTATAAACCAGGATATCATTTTATGTGGATGATTGATGAGTTTTATTTTGCGGATTGTGTAAATAATAAAAATCACGGTATTGAAGTTCATAAACTTAAAAGAGGATACATTTCTCCTTGGATTGCTGATAGAAGAATTGATAGAGGAAATTTCCCTGTTAAATTAGAGTGGGATGGTGAAATTGAATTCCAAAAAAAATATGGTATTTACGATGAAAAAAAACTTAGAGATGGTTATTATATTGACGTAAATTGTTGTAGACCTTATAG